TGCCAAGTCGTTTACAGGTATTAAAACGGCTTACAATATTATCGTCCGTGCGGCTCGTATCATACAAGAGCAAGAGCTCGTCACGTTCCAGGAACCGGAAGAAGCTCAAGAAGCAACTGGTACAACAACAGCAACAACAAGGACCCGTGTTAAGAAAACCCTCAACATTTCCAAGTATTTTCCAATTACTTTTTCGAAGAGGGATCGAGCGCTCTTCATCAACAAGAAACCGTGTGATAAGTACCCCAAAAATTTCGTGACTTATCTCGCCAACATCAACGGCATTCCTGCTCGGGGTAAGATAAGCACCGTGTGTCAACGTCTACACGATTTACCCCAACTGGTCCAAATTGCCGGTGAAAAGGAAGCCAATAATAAACAGAATAAGAACACGATCCGTACCAAACTGAATCGTAAAGGCGTCCCTCAAACGACCATCGATGGACGACAATGTAAAACAATGTCGAAAAAGAACCTCAAAAAGTACGCCGAAAAGTACGACATCGACCCGACTTTACCTGTGAAAGAAATCTGCCGGTTATTGGCAATCGCTGTAAACAAGAACAACAACAACAACCAAGCTGCAGAAGGTTCGCAGAGAAGCAGTGTTCGTTCGGGTGGAACTGTGTCGACCAGAAGTGGTGTAGGTTCGCAGAGAAGCAGTGTTCGTTCGGGTGGAACTGTGTCGACCAGAAGTGGTGTAGGTTCGCAGAGAAGTAGTGTTCGTTCGGGTGGAACCGTGTCGACCAGAAGTGGTGTAGGTTCCAAGCAAAGCAGTGTTCGCTCGGATGGAACCGTGTCGACCAGAAGTGGTGTAGGTTCGCAGAGAAGCAGTGTTCGTTCAGGTGGAACTGTGTCGACCAGAAGTGGTGTAGGTTCCAAGCAAAGCAGTGTTCGCTCGGGTGGAACTGTGTCGACCAGAAATGGTGTAGGTTCCAAGCAAAGCAGTGTTCGCTCGGGTGGAACTGTGTCGACCAGAAGTGGTGTAGGTTCCAAGCAAAGCAGTGTTCGTTCAGGAGGTTCCAAGAATAAAAGTCTTCCCGAAAATCCGATGCTTCGATTCGCAGGAAGTAAACAGACAATTAACTTTTTGAAAGTTTACAATCCTGACAAGTCCTTGTATGAACTCCAACGTATCGCTATGAACATATGGACGAACGACATGAACGGCGAACAACAGAACCAATGGATCCACAAACACGTTCGAAATTCACCGGTATTCTCAATCGTTGGCTCACCCAGTGGTTCCAAGAAAAGTACCCCTAACTCGGCCTTTTTGCATTCACTGTACGGCAGTAACAATGGTGCTAGTGTGCGTTCAGCCGCCGTGTCCAGTCGTTCCAAGAAGAGTAGTGTTCGCTCGGGAGCCACATCCAGGAACAGTGATGGTCGCTCTTCCCGAAAAAGTATCGCACGGAAGTCTTCTTCTTCTTCTTCTGCTTCTTCTGCTTCGGTCAATACCCCGAACTCAGCCTTTTTGCATTCACTGTACGGCAGTAACAATGGTGCTAGTGTGCGTTCAGCCGCCGTGTCCAGTCGTTCCAAGAAGAGTAGTGTTCGCTCGGGAGCCACATCCAGGAACAGTGCTGGTCGCTCTTCCCGAAAAAGTAGCGCACGGAAGTCTTCTTCTTCTTCTTCTGCTTCGGCCAATACCCCGAACTCAGCCTTTTTGCATTCGTTGTACGACAATAACGGCGGTGCTAGTGTTCGTTCAGGAGCTGTATCCAGTCGTTCCAAGAAGAGCAGCGCGCGGACTGCTTCGGTCAATACCCCGAACTCAGCCTTTTTGCATTCGTTGTACGACAATAACGGCGGTGCTAGTGTTCGTTCCAGTCGCTCCGGTCGTTCCAAGAAGAACAACAGTAGCGTGCGGTCCAAGAACAACGGTAGTATTCGTTCCATTCGCTCCAGTCGTTCCAGTAGCAGCAACAGCGACGCTGCGATGATGCGTTTTGTTACCCACCGTACTATTATTACACGTCTTCGTAACAACCATCCGAACAAGTCGGAAAACCAGCTGGTCGCGTTGGCGAAGGACGCGTGGAAGAACGATTACGATCACGAGGCCCGTCGGAACTGGCTTGCTAACCACCCGGTAGTATTACCAAACAGGAACGTGGGAATCGATCCCAATAGCGAGGCGGCGATGCTTCGTTTCACAAAACACCGTAGTGTTATTGGTCGTCTTCAAAACAACCATCCCGACAAGACGTTGAACCAACTGGTCGCGTTGGCGAAGGACGCGTGGAGGAACGATTACGCGAACCGCGATGCCCGTCTGAACTGGCTCGAGAATCATGACCGTAACAACAACATGGAACCTTTCACTCCGAAAACACCACCGACTCTGAAAACACGCGTTGTTCCGAAAACTTCGTATTATGTAGTCGAACCGGTCAAGAAACAATTGAAAAAGGTCCTATGTGCGTCCAAGTTGCTCACGCAACTCAAAAAGCTGGCCGAAGACCAAGGGGTGAGTACACAGGGAACCAAAAAGGACATTTGCGACCGTATCGCACAATTCCGGAACGCGAAAGGTCGTCCGATGATTATCGTACCTTCTAATAAAGTTACCGAGCGCACGACACTATGTGAAAACAAAACGCTCAAATTCTTACGGAATCTAGCGGAGCAAATGCGTTTGGGTACAACCGGTACCAAAGCTCAGTTGTGTAAGAGAATGGCATCTACACCACTTCTGGTCGCTTAAAAAAAATATCGCGAGTCCGGGCGCTTTAGGTCTGGAATTCTCGTGAGTTTGGGTTTTAAACCAATCAGGTGAATTGCCAAAAAAAAACACACATATTAACAACGTACCAAAATTTTTTTTGTGTATAAGAATGTATAACAAGATGTCATCCACAGATACATGTGTAGTGCGTCCAGAACTCATGGAGTTTGAAAAATATATTGGCGAAGCCAACTCGCTCTTCTTATCGCTGGTCGCTCGTCCTGATAGCGGCGCTGATAAGGCGGGGTTCATGTTTACGAAACGAACCGTCACCAGCACCAACGAAGCGGACGTCACCACGTTATCGTACACCCCGGAAGAACTCGCTGATATCCACTCCCGTCAGCTGTTCGTTTCCAACATCGAAACGGACACGATATCCAAAGTGACCAGTTTGGTGATGGCCGAGGCCGGTGCAGGTACGATTGACATGAGTCAGGGTAGCATTACCCAGGTTTCTTCCATGCAGTTTTACGAGAGCGGCGCTACGGCCATGCTCAATGTTACCAACGATTCGATCGTATTCGGCGAATCCGCCGGTGTGCTCGACATGACCCAAGGTGATATTAACAACATTCAGAACATCACTATGGCTCCTTTCAGCGTGTCCGATTTTACGGACGGTAGCGTGGTGAACGTAAAGACCATGACCCTTACGCAGGATACCGGTAGCATCAATCTCAACGGAGGTACCCTGTTTATGGGCGGCGGTAACATCGACATGGCGAACGGTGCTATCATTAACGTGACCGATCTGTCCGTGGGCGACATTCGTCTCCACAACACCAACGAGATTAACAACGACATGGGCAACAGTGTCGTTCTGGAAGGCGTCGACTTCAAGAACCAAGACATCACCTTGATTAAGAACGCCACTTTCGTCGACCAAAGCAGTGTCCTTGATATGGTCGAAGGTTCCATGAAGCACATCACCAACCTGAACATGACGACCACCGGTAACGGTATCCTCGACATGAAGGACGGTGACGTTAAACACGTGGAAAACATGACGTTCGGTGCCACCGACGCCAGTCTTACGCTGGTGATTCAAGATGCCGGTGGCGACGGTGATGCTCCCATGATTCAGAACCCTAGCGGTGGTTCTGTGGACATCGAAAAGATCCTTTTCAGCCAACAGACGATGGATAAGATCTCCAGTGCGACCTTCACCGTCGGAGGCGCTTCCACACTCAACATGAGCGAGGGTACGATTAACGACGTAAATGTCCTCAACATGAAGGTGGACGGTAGCGGTGTCTTCGATATGAAGGACGGTGACGTCAAGCACGTGGAAAACATGACGTTTGGTGCCACCGACGCCAGTCTTACGCTGATGATTCAGGATGCTGGTGGTGACGGTGACGCGCCCATGATTCACAACCCTAGCGGTGGTTCCGTGGATATCGAAAAGATCCTTTTCAGCCAACAGACGATGGATAAGATCTCCACTGCAACCTTCACCGTCGGAGGCGCTTCCACACTCAACATGAGCGAGGGTACGATTAACGACGTGAATGTCCTCAACATGAAGGTGGACGGCAGCGGTGTCTTCGATATGAAGGACGGTGACGTTCAAAACGTGGAAAACCTCAAGCTCGGGACGACGCTAGTGATTAACAAGGACAACTCGACCAACGAAGTCAGCGCGCCGACGATCCAGAACCCTACCGGTGGTTCCGTGGACCTCGAGGGTATTCTCTTCAACAGCAAGGACATGAGTCTTGTATCCAATATGTCATTCAACGCGGCTGGAACGATCGACCTCAACGACGGTATCTTTAACAATCTCGCTACGCTCAACATGACCGCGGCCGGCACCCTCAACATGAACCAGAGCGACATGCTGGATCTTAAAAATCTGGCGATGACGGACAATCTGACTGTGGGTACCGTGGATCTTCTTGGTCCGACCGGAACAATTCAGCACAACAACGGCGGTTATATCACGGTCGAAGGGGTGCGGATCCAGGATCAAGCGATGACCGAACTGACCAATCTGACTTTTACCACGGGCGGGGCCTCCACCATGAGCCTGAGCGACGGCGTTGTGTCCGACGTACTGATCCAGACCATGACCACCGGGGGTACGCTCAACATGAGCACTGGTACCATCGATTTCGGCGCCGCGGGTACTCTCGATATGACCGGCACCGCTCAGATCAAGATCGGTGCGATGAACATGGCGTCGAACGTGCTGAAGAACGCGACCGTGGGTGGTATCGTCAAGGTTGAAGACACCGAGTTCAACAACAGCACGGTCAAGACGGCACAGATCAGTAAGTACGACGGGGCGCTGAAAGTGAGTGTGGAGAACACCGAGTTTAACGGGGACGACCTCACCGTGACGAACGTGTTTACCGACAATATCCAAGCGAAGACTGCTAGCGGCGCGGTCACCCTCAAAGGTACCACATTGGACCTTTCCAGCGCTTCCACGAGCAAGGCTATCCGCATCACCAATGTCGCGACGCCCATCAACGACTTTGACGCGGCCAACAAAAAGTACGTGAACGAGGCTGTCCAGGAGAACGTCCAGGGTCTCAAGCCCCGTAAAGCGACCGACTACAGTCTTTCGGGTGGTTTGGAAGGCGGTGCGCCAAGCGACTTTGACAAGGCTATCGACAACGCCTTTGGTACGTTCACCAGTTACGCGATTGAGTTTGTCAAGAAGGATCCCAACGCCGATGGTGATGATATGTGTGAGTTAAAGTTTCACTTGGAAGATGCGGTCGGTGATAAACAGATTATATTCGACGGTGTTGCGTTAGACGCGACCGAACTAGCGACCATCGCCGCGTCCGGTACCGAGGCTACGGGTCCCGCGATCCCCAAGAAGCGCGTGCTGATTATGCACTTGGACGAAACCTCCATCAACAACTCGACGTCCTATTACACCGGTGTCGAGTTCACCGACAAGTACGCCCACAATGCGACCGATTTCAAGGGTCTGAACGGTATCTGGGAAATCGAGTCTTTCGTGGACTCCGCCGGCGTCGCCGACTGGAAAACCTTGACCATGAAGCGCGCGTTCGACATGAACGTGAGCGCCGAAGTACTCAACGGTGCGTACACCTACGTGAAGAGCGGTTCCGCCCGCGCGAACTACGGGTTTGTGGTGACCTCCAACGATCCCATCAAGCTCGGCGTCCTCGCGGGCCCTCCCTACGACGTCCGCGGTTTGACGATTGACGGAACAACCGGTGATATCATGCAGCTGGAGTGGATCGAGTTCAACAACATCGACTTCGAGTTGGCTTTTGTGAACGAACAAGGCACGACCAAAGAGCTCCTCAGCGACGTCAATGCCACCTTTAAAAAAGGTGGTCTCGCGATGAAGTTCGACGCGTCCGACGAAAAACAGATTATGGTGAACGCCGAACTCCTTAGGTACGAGACCGGTTACGGTGCGGACGGTCTGTCCAACGGAGAAAGTCTGTCTCTCCAGATTAACGGGAACGTCGACTTCAGCCTCGCCAACGTTGACAGTTACATCAACTCTTTCGGCGACGAGACCAAAGTGATTATTAACAACACCGTGTTTGAACGCCGAGGTGCGAACGCCAACATTTACACCACGAACATCACCGCGAACACGATCACCGCCGAGTCCGATCGAACCCTGAAGAAGAACATCGTGTCGATGGAAGACGGACTCGGTCTGGTTTCAAAGCTTCACGCCGTGAACTATCATTGGAAGGACGCGAACAAGTCCCAGCTGATGGAGTACGGTTTCATCGCACAGGAGGTCGAAGAGAACTTCCCCAGTCTCGTACAGACCAACCCCAACACTGGGATCAAGTCCGTGGACTACCCCAAGATTGTCTCTATTCTCACCCTCGCCTTGCAAGAGCTTACCGCCAAAGTAGACGCCTTGATGCTGACGAAGTGAGTTTTAACGGTACTAAAAAAAACTAAAGTATTGTATTAAAAATGAATCTAAAGTATCTGTTATCCGCCGTGGTTGTCGTGGTCGCCGTTGTGTGCGCGTTGTTCGCGTGGTACAAGAAATGCCCTCCACCGCCGCCGCCTAAGAAGCAGGAAGAAGTAGTTGTTGAAGAAGAAGAAGAAAAACCCGAACCAAAACTCAATGAAGTGGAAACACGACTCTACCAGTATTTAGAAACAGAGTCCAAAGAGAAAACGATCGGTATGGTCGAAACCGTCAAGGACCTATTCAACATCAACGAGGTCCCATTGAATACAGACTCTATTAACGACGACGTGGTGGGGTTTGTACGTACCGTGAGAGAATGGGACCGTTCCGTTCGTAAACTCGAACAAAAGGACGCCGAATCCATGTACAATACCATTAATAGCTTGAACGTCGATTCGGAGCTTTTCGATGTGGTTATTAACGATCATGTCAAAACATGCGGTGGTGGTAACAAGTCGATGATTCTTTTCAAACGAATTTTGAAACAACTCACGGACGAAGCAATCAAAGGTGAATTATTTAAGGTACTATTTGGTTGAACACTAAATTGAACGTACTTACCGGAGGATATCAAATGATACACGTATTAAACGTCTATTCATGTACAATTGAAATACACAGTCTCGTATGTCAGTGACCGACTTTGTGAAATTCTCTTTCCGACTGGCGTTTATGACATAGAGTTCTAAAGGAATCCCGTGGGTATTTTCCGGGAGATAGTCTAGCATCACCGCCGTGTCCTTGTCTATGATTTGGACATTCGTTTTAACATGTGCGAGTCGTAATTTCATGGACACAACCTCCACTTGTTCTTCAGTGACTTGATTTAACGTTAATTTTTGATCGTGACCGAACAACAATACCAACCCTTTCATGAACAAAGCGTACAACATGTGTGCGAGCTGTTTTTCACACATACATTGATTGAGATCGAACGACATCTCCCTGTTGTACCGGTTTTTCACAAATATCGATTCGGCCAGCTGGTCAACGTTCATTACTTTATTATTGTCAAAATCATTTTTTACTGTTTTTCAAAATTATTACGCGCTATAAAATAACCCACACCAAACGGTTTCCACACGTTATGTACCGACCGATAGTACGCGCACACTAGAGCACCGATACAACGAATCTTACATTTTATTTGTTGGATTCTTTCGTATAAACACAAAATCCGTACGATATCGTTATGGTACGGATTTTGCGAATAATATCTACGCGCGTACTGGACCGGTTTGTTCCCGTAAATATCTTTTTGACGCACATTGGCCCCGTGACGCAACAACCAGCGAGTCAAGTGTACGCGGTCGTATTGTACCGCATAATGGAGCGGCGACAAGTGATAAATATCCGTCATGTGAATATAGTCGCGAGCTTTTGGCAAAAGTTCAAATAAACGCTCGTCTTGGTCAATTTCTTGAATCGCGAAATGAAGGGCGCTTTGTTTAAACGAATTGGCTGGGTCGTACATAAACATTGCGGCTCCATCCTCTTTTAACAAGGCGTACTATTCTTTAAGTGATTTTGATAATTTCAATTAAATGTTTTACACATGCGTCCATATCGCGTAACGATTTGAACGCAAACATTTGGGCTTTCCCGCTATGATCAAACCGAATGGACCCTCCGCCTTGCGCGCATTTCATACACATGCTACATACGCGCCCTCGCCTCTCTGGTGCGGTGAACATCGTCGGTGGAATCACTCGTGAGAACAGGTGCGTTGGTCGAAGTTCTTTACACAAACGCATGTAGTTCTTCGCGTTGACGTCTTCCAGTAGATGCGAGCCGTTGAGAAGACACAGTTTCCAACTCGTACTCTCCGTGCGAAGAGCGCGCATCACCGGCGACACGACATGCTCGTCCAACCACTCGTCGTAGTCCCTGGGTTCTCCTTGTTCTTCGTTGAAGTCTTTACTCCCGCCGGATATTTTCACTTTGGTCTTGAACACAAACACACTGTACGTGTTTATCTTCAGAGACAACGACCCGATCTGCCACAGGTTTGTGTCCGGTACCGTTTGTCCCAATGAACCGGGACTTTTGGCAGTCACGTTGTCGTCGTACGTCTCGCGCAACACGCGGTATAACCCGTGCAAGTCCATTGGGTCGCGGGTAACGACCATGCACATAAACATGGTGGGTCTCATTGTGTGTTTTGTGTTTTTGTGAATTGGAATTACCCACGACCCGAGTTTTAAATACCACCCCCTCCCCCCCTTTTTTTATTCGGCGCGCGTAAACGTTTCGGCGCGTGAAATAAAACTCGCGCACATCCTTTAAAAAAATTCCTGACGAGAAAGTATATATATACACACACATTACATGGATTCATTTCAGATTTCCATACTACTTTTGTCGTTGGCGGTGATCGTCATGACAAGTGTTTATTTCTTATTTTTGAAAGGCGGCTCTAACGAAGACTACGACAACAAAAAGGAGGAAAAAGAGAAGGAGAAGGAGAAGGAAAAGGAAAAAGAGAAGGAGAAGGAGAAGGAGAAGGAAAAGGAAAAAGAGAAGGAGAAGGAGAAGGAGAAGGAGAAGGAGAAGGAGAAGGATTCCAAAAAACGTAAAAAACGTACAAAAGAGGTGAAAAACCCTGCAAAAGTAGAAGAACAAGAAGAAGAACAAGAACAAGAACAAGAAGTTGTCGTGAAACCACAAGTCATAGAGTCCGCGCCAGACGTTAATAACAAAAAAATGTGCTTTTACACGAACGTTTACGAAATGTGTAACACCAAATGTGGGCCTGGAAAAAGGTTCCGCAAACAAGTCGAGTACACACAAGACATGAACGTCAGTCATTACGGGATCGACCCAGCCGATCTTACCCTGCACGTATGTGAAGTGGACAACGATCGTGAATCCATGCCGTGTGAAGGGACCAACTGTTCGGACGAATTCACGTACGGGAAGTTCATCGAAAACAACCCGGGTATCCCTTCGAGCGACCAGATGACCAAGTACTGTGAATTTATCGACGCGAACGACGCGTGTACCGACCCGAACGTCCGTGGTACTGGTTCTTGTCGAGAAACGTGCATTTCGAAATGGCGTTAAGAAAAAAAAACGTAAACTAATTTTAGAGTAACAAAAGAAAAAACAATGAGACTAGTTCTATTTATGTTGATTTTATTTTTAATTATTAATCCGTGGAGGTCTTCGTCTCCGTGGTGGAGGTCTTCGCCCCCTTTCATTTATCGCACCGACATCTGCGACACTCGAGACATTCAACATTCGATTGCGCCTTTATTACGAACACGTTTACGAGCACCTTCACAACCCACAGACGTACACGTCGGCCAAGGCGGGCGCAAGTCGATTACTTTGACACCGGCTTCAAACAAAGAGTTCTACGACCGTTTGGATACACTGTTACCAGGGTACCACGTGAGACGCGACGTTCCCGTCGAGTATCGTCTGTACTACACCGGTTCAGCCGGAATGAACTGGCACCGCGACCAGCGCCTGTCAATTGACGCGGAGTATCTCGAAGGCGTACTCACACTACATAACGACTCCGATTCGGTGTTCGAGTACATGCAAGGACCTTTTGTTAAGAAACACATCGTTCCACGCGAAGGTACGTTGGTGTTGGTCAAACCCGAAGACCTACTCCACCGCGTCACGCCGGTTCGCAAAGGGTCGCGCGAGATTCTCAAGATGGTGTTCAGTCCAAATTCTCAAGAGTAGTAGTACCACCGCGTATGGTTCCCGCCGGTCGTAACACGTACGTACTCGCCCTTTTTAATAGTCACTTTATTAGCCATATTCAGAGTATAATATATTGTAATCCTTTTTTTTTTCTTGCTTAAATTAACTTAAAGAGTCTGGTAGACTTAAGGTAAGCAAGAATCAAATTCCAACAAATACAAAAGCAAACCGAATTAAAAAACCAAATAAATAAAGATATGCCTGGAACTCTCGTATTTGATGTGGAAACGACCGGTCTTCCCGTTCGTGAATCGATGTATCGTCGGTTTCCGGACCCCAAAAAGTACCACGCTTTTGATACCGCTCGTGTGGTGGAACTCGCGTACAAAGTCTTTGATGCCGATAACATGCTTGTTAAAGCGGTATCGGTTCTTGTGAAACCGGACCGATTCCAAATCGAAAACAGTGACATACACGGAATCAAACACGAAACCGCCGAACAGTACGGATCGCGTATCGATTTTGTGATTGCAAACTTTTTGATGGACGTCGAACGCTGTGACACGTTAGTAAGTCATAACATGGAGTTTGATCTGAACATCATGCTCTCTGAAATTTGGCGCATCGTCCTTGCGGGGGAAGAAGAAACACAAGAACAAGTAACACGACAAGAACGCGTGCATTTCAATTTCTTGGACGTTCAGACTCTTGTGAGCGCCCATAAAGTTTGTACGATGAAAACCGCACAAACGCGACTTAATTTGGTCAAGTACCCTAAACTCGTGGATCTGTACCACACTTTGTGCGACCGCCGCGCCGGTTGGAAACAGTCCCATCGCGCGTTGGACGATGTGGACAAGTGTGCGGAGTGTTATTTCAAGTTGTTTCCACTCGAGTAAACAAAAACGTGTTCCGACTCAAGAAGAACACCACTCGACCATACATTGTAAAAAGTGAAACACCATTTCTCGTTCACTCGTTCCTTCGTAGTACTCGTTACCAATGTCGGATCGTTTTATAAACTGTTTATCAAAAAAATCAATCAACCGCTTTTCCACGTCGTGGATGTTCGTACCACAATAATAAATCGCCATGATGCGGCTGTTTTTGGGATACGCGGGCATGCGATTTTTTATACATGTCGTTTTCCCGATTTTCAAGATGTGTTCGTTCGTTTTCAGAAACTCGCGTTCTTTGATCACGTACAAATGTCCAGGCGCCGACGCGGGAAACAATGAAGTAGTAGTAGCCCAAGCGTTGGGTTTTTTTAATACTTTAGGTTTTTGTTTGAAAAAACAACAGGCGAATACCATTATTTCCTTTATTATTTAACTTTTTAAAAGGTTAATTTAGTAGAATGGTCCGAACTTGTAACGTCTTGTTGTTTAGAATGTCGGTTGATTCTACGAATAGTTTGAAAGAGGTGGTGGTATGATCGGAAGCGGCAGCAGAGACCAGAAACGGATTTACGTTCGTATCGTCTTTGTAAAAAACAAATATCTCTTGGTGTGTTACAACTTCCTTGGAAAGTTCTTCGATATTGACATTTGTCCACTGTTGATAAGTCGTTACGCGGTCCATTTCCAAATCAGCGTTGAGTGAGTATCGTACGTTCACGATGTACGACGCGTCGGTAATCCGTGCCGTGAAACTCGTGCCGGTCACATTCAGAGTGAGTTCGATTTCCGGTCCATCTATGTCCTCCGCAACCAACGTCGCCGGGTCCGTTCGAGTCGAGTATCGCGCGTCGATCACGTCGGCGGAATACACGGGGTTTAAAAAGTCGTTAATATCGTACGAAGCGTAGTAAGCGGTCGCGATTTCCAAGTTACTCACGATGTGTGCTTCGTACAATCGCGTGAATACCACCGCGGTTCTCTGAATCGTCCGCGCCTCGTCTTCGTACAAACGGAGCGTTACCACGCGCTCGAGAAGGGACGCGTTTGCGGACCCCGTGATGATATCGAGCGTGACCAATTGAATATACAACTGATCGTACCCGACACTGCCGTGTTTTTTTTCGTCGTTCGATACGAAAAACTCAACGGTCGTCGGCTCGTTGGACGTCTCAAACACAATCACGTTCGAATAGTTCAAAGGACTCCAATGAACGTGTTTGTACTGTACGTACCCGCGCACGGTTCCTCTGTAAGAACCTGTTAACAGACTCGACATGGCCACCACCACGGTACCATCCGCTGTTGTTGCTGGTGGTACCGTCACTAACAAGTTCCCGTCGTTGTCTCGGAGTTCGACGATAATAGTTTCCGGTACTAGTTCGTTTCCGGTTGAGAGTTTCCATGTCACCCGGACACTGTCGTTCAAATTTACACCGGTCCGCACGCCTCCTGTGCGTGCCGGCTCGACCATAACGTCGTACACGCCATGGACAAATAAGGAACGTTTGATTGACGCGAACGTGATATTTTTGTCGTTTAAAATAACAATCACGTCGTACTTGTGTGGTCCGTATATCGGAAACGTCTGTTTCGTCGCAACGTCCACGTACTCGTCGTGGTTGTGCGAATGACTTTCGATGGACTGTTTGAAACTAGTCTCACGAAACATACGACTTTGATTCACCACGCTTCGGTTATCGTTTGCGTCGTTCCGCACACCGGTCGATCTCACCGGATGTACTAAAGTAGACCCCAATAAACTCAACGGAACCTCTTTCCCAAGACTCTCGAGTAACATAATCGTGGGTCGTTGGTTCAAATTATAGTATGTGTTTTCGTGGTCCTGTCTGATCGCGACAACACTACACTTCAACGAGGAAGAAGTGTCGACGTTCACATTATTGTAGCCAAAGTTATCGTACCCAACGATTGACACGTCCACTTGTGTCTCGTCATGTTGAACCAGTGTTATGTCCGTAATCTCGACACCGTAACGGTCTGGTGTAGCATTGTCGTACGTAACGACCACTTTGTTGTTCACACGTAACTCGGACGACGCGCGGTAATTTGTCAAGTTTGTTGTTATTGTTATGGGTGGTTTGGAAATTTTCACCCCTCCACCGATAAGAATGTCGTTATTGAAAACTTTAAAGAGAGGGGACAGAAGTAACATTTATTGAAAACTGTATTCTTTTTTTTTCATTGTTTCAACGCTTTTTTTTTTCTCTATATAATTTATTAGATGGCTTGTGGAAAATTACGTAAAGCTGAATGTCAAATCAGTCCTAATTGCGATTGGGTAGTATCGAAAGGTTGTAAATCCAAAGTTCCTAGAGTTCCTAGAGTTCCTAATAACAACAACAAAAACAACAACAACAATAACAACAACAACAACAACGCCGAACCTACTGGCGATGAATTTCGACTATCGTCAAGAATCGAAGAATTATCGACAATAATCGCTGAAAGAACCGAAGATATTTACGAAAAAACAGATGGAGCGCGTAACATTAAAATTACAGTTCCATATTTTAGATTGACAGATGAAGTGGACTATTTAATAGGTAAAGATCTTCAAATGATTATGACCGGAAAAGTTAAGTATATCCAGGTAGCTTATTCACACGGGAACAACAATGGTATTATAATAATAAATATAAACAAGAAATACATCACGGACGAGGATAATGATATGTCTAAGTTTTTATCACCTAAAAATACAAATGTACTTGTACACAATGGGGAAAGTTATTTTATCAAGATTAACACAAAAGCGGTTACTTTTTTGAAAAAACAATTGAGTTGGATTCAAGAAGAGTTTGAAGGAACAAGGAACAAACAACAAGGAACAAGGAACAAACAACAAGCAACAAGGAACAATAACAATTCTCTACCGAATATTGAAAAAGTTAAACAGGCGTACAAAAATTTATTTAAAAAGAATCCGTCAAACATGGGCATTCATAGGATGTTACATGACATTGTAAATCTTCTTCAGTTAAACAACAATTCCTGGAGAGTTCTCTTCAATTAATTAATCGACTTCCTACACCTTTAGGTCCGTTTCGGGCGTTTTTCTGTTTCACTATAACGGCCATTAGCTCTTCAACCGTCACCAAGTTAAGGTGGCGTAAAAGAATCCTCCGTCAACCAATGGGTATTCACAAGATGTTAAATATACATTGTTAAATTCGACTTTTCAAGCTTTGCATCAACTTTGCGTCCGGTATAATACGCCCCGACTCAATCCCTTGTATGATGTCGGGCTTTACGTTCATGGTCGCCGCAAAATCTTTTTGGTTCATGCCTTTTGAAAGTCGCACATTCTTCAAATTCGTCACAAACACTTTGGTCTTGGCGAGATCCCTCTTCACCGGTTCGTCATTCTCCAGGCGCGCGACGTCTGCGGCTGCTTGTGTACGGTACCCGGTTGTTGTTGGGGGTTTGTTGAGTTGTTTGTTCTTTGATAGAATCACCGGGGTCCAATCTGTATGATTCATTTGGTTTTTTTTTCTATTTATCTACTTAAATTAAATTAAATTTTTAGTCGACTTCCTCAACCTTTGGTCCGTCGTTATGATCCGTTTCTGCCGTTTCTGTTTCTGTTCCACGAGCAGCCATTTCGGCCCGAAGCTCGTCAATACGCGCTTTCATGTCTTCCACTGTCGCTTTCATGTCTTCCACTGTTTCTTCCAACATAGACTGTATCGCAGACACTTTTTCAGGGTCCGCGTCAGGTAGGTTCTTGTACGCATAAAAAGCAGCCTCGAGTTCGTTCTTGGTCTGTACGAGTTCCATGTGTTTGTCGTCGTCCGCTTTGAATTGTTTTGATTCTTCCACCATGCGCTCGATATCCTCCGTCGACAAACGCCCTTTGTCGTTCTTGATTTGAATATTCGACTGTTTACCGGTACCTTTTTCGATCGCGGTCACTTTCAGGATCCCGTTCGCGTCGAGGTCGAAGGACACTTCAATCTGCGGAGTCCCACGCGGGGCTGGGGGGATACCTTCCAGCATAAACTCACCCAGTAAGTGGTTATCGCGCGTAAACTGGCGTTCTCCTTCGAAAACCTTGATGGACACCCCTGGTTGGTTGTCCGCGTACGTTGAAAAAGTTTGGGTTCGCTTCACCGGCACAGTGGTGTTTCGCTCCACAATCTTCGTCATCACACCGCCCGCCGTCTCCAGACCCATACTCAAAGGCGTGACGTCCAACAACAACAGGTCGTTCAGCCTAGAAGAAGACGACCCTTCTCCTTGACTGCCCGTGAGAATAGCCGCTTGAACCGCCGCGCCGTACGCCACACACTCGTCGGGGTTGATGGACTTACAAAGTTCTTTCCCGTTGAAATATTCACTAAGACGTTTTTGAATCTTTGGAATTCGGGTCGATCCACCGACCAACACAATCTCGTGTACGTCCCCTTTCGACATTTTCGCGTCTCGAAGGACTTGGTCCAACGGGGACAAACAACGCTCGATGAGGTCACTCGCAATCTCTTCAAAACGCGCACGCGAAATCGTCGACGAGAAATCAACCCCGTCGTACAAACTGTCAATGTCCACGGTCGTCGTGGCTGACGCACTCAACGTTCGCTTGGCCCGTTCACTCGCGGTTCGTAGGCGACGCAACGCGCGTTTGTTGGACCGGAACGCTTCTTCGTCGATCGATTTGTTTTTGCGTAGAAACTCCTTGACGAAAAAGTCCGAGATGCGCGTGTCGAAATCTTCCCCGCCCAAATGCGTGTCTCCCGCCGTCGCTTTCACCTCAAACACACCATCGTCGATGGATACCAGCGATACGTCGTGTGTTCCTCCACCACAATCAAAAATCAGTACGTTCTTCTCGCCCGTTGAATCGTTGATCTTGTCGAGCCCGTACGCGATCGCCGCCGCGGTCGGTTCGTTGATGATTCGAAGAACGTTCAAACCCGCAATCGCACCCGCGTCTTTTGTAAACTGGCGTTGACTGTCGTTGAAATACGCGGGTACGGTAATCACGGCGTCCTTGACCTCTTTTCCGAGGTACGTCTCGCTGATTCCTTTCATCTTGGCTAGAATCATGGACGAAATCTCTTCCGGATAAAATGTCTTTTCTTCACCTTGGTAGGACACGTGAATGACAGGCTTGTCCGACTTGTTGTCCGAAGCCACCTTGTAACTGAAATTTCGAAGTTCTTTTTGAACGTTCTCGTCGGAAAACTTGCGACCAATGAGACGTTTGGCGTCGTACACCGTGTTGGACGCGTTGCTCGCCGCTTGGTTCTTGGCACCGTCACCGATCAAACGCTCCGTGTCCGTGAACGCTACATACGACGGGGTTGTGCGATTCCCTTGTTCGTTGGCAATGATTTCCACGCGATCGTTTTGCCATACACCCACCGCACTGTAAGTAGTTCCGAGATCAATACCGATAGCCGACATTATTCCATTTAAACTATTATTCTTCTTAAATGAAAAAACTAACTTTTTAAGTCTCTGACGACAAGGATTTGATTTGATTTGAACTTCCTGTAACTTCCACTTAAAGAGCGTCAAGAAAGAGAGACGAGGACCCCACAAAATGACCTAGAATATTGTCGTGAGAATAATAATAACAATGGCGCTACCGGCAATAGACACAAGCCTGTGGGTGACGAAGCATCGCCCAAAGCACCCACGGGACCTCATCGGCAACAGCGACAAGATCCGCCAATTGCAGCAGTGGCTGGAGAGTTGGCACGCCACACACCTCGGCAAAAAAAAGGCCACGAAAGGGGCAGCCAAGGACGGGCCCAAGAAGGCGGTGCTGATCAGCGGGCTACCGGGTATCGGCAAGACCAGCAGCGCGGGGATCATCGCAAAGGCGCTCGGGTACATGGTGACGGAGGTGAATGCCAGCGATACGCGGGGGAAGAGTGACCGCGATGTGGACGGCGGCGTGGACGGCAAACTGGCCAACGCCATCAAAGAGATGGTTACCAACCGCTCTGTGTCCATAGTTGGGGGGTGCACGGCGCCGCAGAAGAAGTTGTTGATCATGGACGAGGTGGACGGCATGTCCGGTAACGGCGAGCGCGGGGGCATGGCGGACCTGATCGAGACCATCAAGATCAGCAAGATCCCCATCATCTGCATCTGCAACGACCACTACAACACAAAGGTGAAGGTGCTGATCAACCACTGCCTCGACCTCAAGTTCAGCAAGCCCGTAAGCCCGCAAGCCCGTACCAAGTCGGGCTTCACGCGAGAGTGCAACAAGGACACGCGGCCGGTGCGCGACGCCAGCATGCAGATCAAGGGGATGAAGAAGTCCAAGAGCCGCAATAAGAGTGATAACGAAGAGGACAAAGCGGCAGGATCGGACGAAGAAGTTGAGAAAGCCAAGAAGCTCTCCAAGATATCGAATGCGAAGATGAAACGAATAAATTTTGAGGGTCAAGACGGGGCAAAGGCGCCGTCAGGAAGCGGCAAAGGCACAAAGGCCAAGAAAAAATAGAAATGTGTTTTCCAAAAAAATACAGATTTTCCAAAAAAATGAAGAATCTGAAATGTGTGAAAATCACTTTAAGATAATGAAATTTGATGTAAATAACATGCCGTGTATTCACGGAAAAGAGCGTAGTCGGTGCCGAAAGTGCGGCGGAAGTTCCTTTTGCGAACACAATAGACGGCGTAGTAATTGCATAAAATGCGATGGGGCTTCTATTTGTGAACACAAGCGTCGAAGGTCAGTGTGTAAAGATTGTAGCGGAAGTTCCTTTTGCGAACACGGAAAACAGCGCAATCAGTGCCGATATTGCGGCGGAAGTTCCTTTTGCGAACACAATAAACGACGCAGTGATTGCCGAGAATGTCTAGGGGAGGAACGGTACAAGAAGAAGTTTCTTTGTAAAAGCGAATGGTGTCCGATACACAAGAACGTGAAATATGAAGGCTATTGCCGAACGTGTTTCACGCGTGCTTATCCAGACAAACCGGTTTGCCGAAACTACAAGATCAAGGAACAACATATCGTTGATCGTATCAAAGAGCGGTTTCCGGAGTTCACGTGGATGTGCGACAAGCGATATGACTTTGCGCCGACAGACTGTGCGTCTCGGCGGCGTCCGGATATGTACTGTAATTTCGGAACACACATACTGATTGTTGAAATCGACGAAAACCAACACCGGGCGTACGAGACCACGTGTGACAACAAGCGTTTGTGTGAATTGTACCAGGATTTCGGACACGTACCGGTTGTGTTTGTGCGATTTAACCCGGATGACTACATAAACACAAACGGTACAAAAGTAACTTCGTGTTTCGGTTATGACAAAGCAAGCAGCGTGTGTACAATCAAGAAATGTAAAGTACAAGAGTTTGATAATCGTATACATGTGTTATGCTCGACGATAGAACAATACACTACCGAGTTTCGTACCGAACGTCCAATAACCCAAGACCATCTGTTCTACGACGTAATTCATCCTGTTTGAACTCATTTATTTAGGGCATTTTTAAATAATCTTGTCCACAAGTCCGTACTCGAGGCACTTCTTGTCGCTCAAGTAGATTTCTTTTGACATGATCTCTTCAATAATTTCTTTCGGCATTGTACTGTTTTGTCTGTAAATTCGCTTGATACTTTTCATAAGATTCTTGGAATTTTTCATTTCGTCCTTGAGTTCGTCGTAAGGTCCCCAAAACTCGGTCCGGATTTGATGAATCAACACACACGAGTTGCGACGAATCCACCGCCCGCTTGTGGCTCCGAGAAGTAAGAACGTCGCCGCGCTCGCCACGATCCCGTCCGCGATACACACCACCGGAACGCGACAGTTCTTGATTACACTCATGGCGCTGAGTCCGGCAAACGCGTCGCCGCCTTTGCTGTGTATGTACAAGTGTATCTTGGGCGAAGTTTCCAGTTGGTAGTCCATCGACAATTTCAAAAGATGTTTCTCCATCTTTGAGATTTGATGACTCAAAAACAGTACAGATTCGACCGTAATATCCTCGTAGAAATAGATATTGTTTTTGTGGACTTCCACGTTCAATTCTCCGCCCGCCTCAGTAGTACTTTCGTCCTCGCTCGCGTCGTTGTTTTGGTACTTGCTGCTGTTACCACGAGTCATTGTTGGTTTCCCAAAGGTTGGCATCCTTGTTTTCTGTCACACCTCCCTTGTTATATCCTGTATCACGTGCATTCTTTAAGTTATAATTCGAGTCTCTCTTTTTTCTCTCTTATTACAAAAAATAAAGAAATGCAACTGTACCATTCACTCCTTTTGTTGCAAATCGGGTTCATCGCGTATCACAAGAAACTCAATTCGAAAATAGAACAATGGAAAGTAAACAAAGCTCTGTATTACTTTGTGGTTTCGCTTCCGTTGTTCTTGATCACTTACATGGACATGATGTACAACTCGTTCAGTCTCGGCCAGATGGGTTTACCGAAACGGTACAACAAACAAGTCAACTACTTGTTAGTTCTGTTTGGTTCGTACGGTATGATACAGATTTTGGCCCAGGACTCTGGTCTGAAAACCGGTCAAATTCAACGCGATACCATTCAAAAAGGCGCACTGTTCGCTCTTATCGCGCTAGGAACCGCGTTTAGCGTGACGTCGAATCGATCACAGGCGCTCGTCGGCGTGCTGTACTACTTCCATTTGAAATACGTCATTTCGAACAATAAGACGTCTCCGGTTTGTTTCGAAGATGTATAAGTGCGGATGATGAGTCAGTCTAATATTATGGATGAGTCAGTCAGATAAAACCATTTAAGAATAAAAATTTAATTTTTATATAATAAAAAGGCACTTTACAAAAAAAAATTATTATTTTTATAAATATTTAAAAAAATATTTTTATTGTTTTAGACACGCGACTCAAGAATGCCTATTTGCCCTCGGTGTGGAAAATGTCTTTCGAGCGAACAAGCGCTCACGTACCATCTGAATCGCAAGTACAAATGCGGCACATGGAACTGTGTTCGGTGTAAAACGAATTTCAACACCAAATTTAATCTTCAAATGCACGAACTGGAATGTATTGGCGATCGGTCGCACATGTTACTCCCGAGTACCGACACGTTACTCGACGTGTACAACGCGCTTCCGTTTCTGTGTGTGCATTTGAACTCGGACACCAACCGGTCCGATATCGTGTCGCCTCATTCCGCGATGTTGTTCAATATACCGTCGACGTCTCTGCTGAAACTGTCCAAGGAGGACGTGCTGGATTGTATCCGGTCCACGCACGCGAACATAACGTACCACGACGTGAACGAACATTTGTTTTTCGTTTTAAAACATATTTAAAGGTTTGGCTCTTGTATAAAGGAATAAGGAAATGAACGAAGGCGCGTTTAAGCAAATGGTTGTCCAATTCTGTGAGATTGACGACAAGGTTAAAGAACACAATAAACAAATAAAGGAGCTCAAAGTGGCACAAAAAGACCTGACGGACTCCATCATGCAGTACATGGACGACCGCTCGCTGGAAGTGTGTAAAGCGGGCGAGTACGGCGTGCTCACGCTCAAGACCGTCACGTCCAAAGCCCCACTCAATGTGGAGACCGTGCGTGAAAACCTGTCCAAGATCCTAGGGGACAAAGAAATGATGTGCAAGAACCCCGAGGACTTGGCAACGTCCGGCGCGGAGTACATCGTCAACACTCGTGAAGTGGAAGAGAAGAAGAGTCTTCGACGCAGTATGGTGAAAAAGAAGAAGGAGAAGTGAATTTAAAAAGAAAACGCACCATTTAATTAAGTAGAAAAAAATGGACGAGCTTACCGAAGAGCTTTTGCGACAGACGGACGAACTCAACGACGCGCGCGATTCCATGTTCCAATTACAAGAAGAGAACGAGTCCATGCGGAAAACTATCGAGACGATCCTTCGAATAAAATGCAAACGCGGAGAAGGCGCGTTTGCTTTGAACGTCGATCTACGTATGTGTGTAAAGAAGAATATTGTGTACGCACTTACGAAAATGCAACGGGACATTGCGACGACCGGTAACAAACCGGTGGATGTGGTGGCGGACGCGATCGTGGACCTCTTGATTGGCGAAACCCAAGAGGATATTCCGTGCGCCGTACTGGACGCCAACACGATCGTGTACAAGACGGCGACCAATTTGTGGTACGCGTCCGGTGTTTCCGACTTTGCCATTGTTGTTCGCGACTCTATCGGAGTGAACCAGCTCGTCGAACATTTCAACGACAACTGGAGGGACGGTCAGTTCACACACGTGTACAACCTGTTTTTACACGAACCGAGCTTTATCGCTTGTTTGAAAAAGGCGCTCAAAAAGTACAACGACTTGTAATTTTTTTAAAAAATTTTCACTTAAAGAACTTGAAAGTAAAAAGCAGAAAAAGAAATAGTCATGTTTCTCGCACTCTTTACGGATCCTGCGCGGAACATGGACGTTTACGACAGTAACACCACCCTGATTTTTTATACCGGCCAGGCAAAACGCAAGACGTTTGATAAAACGATCAACTGTGAAAAAACAACTTTGTACGTGTTTGAACGATGTTTGAGATTCGGGTGGAAATTCCTCGGAAACGCGCGCGTGTGTTCGGAAACTCAGCCGCGCACGGACACTCACCCACCTGTGTGGCAACTCGCGCTGAAAAAACCGCTAATAGCTGAAGAAGAAGACTACACTTCTTTTAGTAGCACGCATTACAGATCCAAACAAGAGATTCTGGATCGTATGGGACTCGTTCCCAAGTACAAAAATCTAGCCCTTGGAATAGTGCCGCTTTACGACTAGTCAAACTTTTAGATTCTAAAAAGATTTGATTGCTTGTTTTTAAAGCTGTAGATTGAAAAAATAGTCCCCGCTATTTTACGAACTTTTAGATTCTAAAAAGATTTGATTGCTTTTTTTTAAGCTGTAGATTGAAAAAATAGTCCCCGCTATTTTACGAACTTTTAGATTCTAAAAAGATTTGATTGCTTGTTTTTAAGATGTAGATTGAAAAAATAGTCCCCGCTATTTTACGAACTTTTAGATTCTAAAAAGATTTGATTGCTTTTTTAAGCTGTATATTAAACACAAAATTGAAACTCATAAATTCCCAAAGTTTCCCGTAAGTTCCAGGAGTCAAGTTTACCGCTTGGGATTCGCCGCCGTTCACAAACTGAATTTCCCATTTGTCTTGTGTTTGACTCGTCTGTTTCGTCGACTTTCGGTACTTTTTGTGTACCAACGCAGCTTCTCGGTTGTTGTACCGAATCAACAAGTTCGGGTTCTGTTCGATGTCGTAGTTTGCCAATTCGCGTATCGTGTAGCTCGGGTCGGTGAGAAGGTCCTTGTAGTCCACCAACGGAACGTCCTTTGTGTTCGTAACGTAATGAGGTCCGTCTTGAATTTTCGGAGCTCTACGACAGTCGGGGCGAAGAAGCCATCGGTTATGTTCCACAAACCGCCATCCATGTTTTGTGTTCATTGCGTTATAATGTTTATAAGACAAAACGAGGGTTATGGAGTCTGCATTATTGGGGGTTTCCGGATCGGTATCCAACCGAAGGGTGAACCTATTATTACTTTTCCCCACAATCTGTGCGATATATATGAACGGGACTTTTTCGTCACCCGATTTGACCATGTTGATGAATATATATGGCTTTTCAGTGAGCAAAACGTTTTCCGATAAAAGGGACTCTATCGAATTCGTTTCCCGTACTACTTCTTCTTGTTCTTGTTGTTGTTGTTCTTGTTGTTGTTCCGTTCCTGGTTGAAGAGGTACTATTCTGGTTCGAACTGGATTGTGTAAATCCACAAACAACGGGTTTGGGTTGATTTTTTCCAATCGAATCTGGTCGCGGTTCGTTTGAAGGTCGAACAAGACCAAATTGTCCCTGTAGAAATGACGCACGTAACGGCCTCCGTTTATTGTTTTAATGTACACGGGTTGAGGGGTTTCTTCATCAGTTACTAGGTGGTACCGAACCGCCGCTAAAGTATCTTGTACGACGCGCTCGATACGAAACAAAGGTTTGTAAAACTTACTACGTCCCGACAAGTCGGCTGCGGTAAACAGGGACAACGGATACTTTTTCATATCGGGAATAGGACGGAACGTCCCTTCGAACGTCGCCTTGATTGGGTTTTGGAGCAGCTGATTTGGACCCACACGAACAAACGCGCCCATCATCTCGGTTCCGTCAATCACATGCGTCATCACGTGTACCAACGAACCGACTTTCATCGGGCGTTTCTTGGCCCGTTGGGTATTCTCCCGTTTCGACGCGACCCCTTTCAAAGTGTTCTTCACGTGACGCACGCGCTCGTTGTACACCACAGTCTGTCGGCTATAATAGTTCTCGAGGTCCGCGTCCGCGGGTTCTTCGAACAGCGTTTGAAACGCATTTGCTGCGTTATTGGGTTCGTTATTGGTCACTGTAAAGTTTCGTTCCGTCTGTCGGCCTCTGTGCAACTGCATCGGAGTAAACCCCGTCACACCGTGTTTCGAATTGTTTATGGTGTACGCCACTTGATCAATCACGTCGTAGTACGTGTTGTTGTCGTTGTTAATCATGTAGTACTTGAGTAAACGTTTGATCTGTTTGTTTTTATTCTCCACAAACCCTTGCGTTTGCGGACTGTACGCTTGACCCACAATCTGTTTCACTTTGAAATCCAAACACAGTTTGGACACGTACCCGTTAACAAACTCCCCGCCTTTATCACTGTGTAGTTTATCCGGAATGTCCCCCGACAAAAACAGTTTGTTTAAAATCATCGCAATACTGATCCCTTCCTTATTTTTCAGAGGGTAGATGTACACAAACTTTGTGAATATATCGATAATCACAAAAATGTACCCGTACCGTTTGTTCTGGTATATCCACGTGTTGTTCGGACCCGTCATGTTTATCAAGTCCATTTGCCAATGTTCGAACGGGTAACTGGGTCGGAACGACTTGATTACCGTCCGTATGTTTGGTTGGGTTTGAACACGCAACGCCAAAGTGGACGGGTCGCTTCTCAAAAACTGATGTACGAATCGTCGCGATATCCCGAGGTACCCTTCGCGGTGTAGACGGTCTACGAGCATGTGTGCGTTGGTCCCGACATTACGCATGTCCGTCATGAAACGACGCAAGACGCCTACTCGGTCGGACGCTTTCACCACTTTGAACGTGAAACCTCGAGGCGCCCCGTTGTCCACCAAAATCCGGTTGTTCACTTGGTTCCATGGTGTGGTTTGTACTGACAACACGATCTGGTCTTGTGGGTTCACGGAGTACCCTGTGCGTGCTCGTCGCCTAAACGTCTTCTTGATATGGTCGGGTAAAGCCGGGCCGGTAAAGACACCGTTTTTCAAAAAAAGAACCATGTCGGTGTAAAGCGTATCCGGCCACGCGTGGGCGTAAACGACGTTCCAGTTCATATTTTGTTAAATTAATCGAAAGTTCAAAAACGAAATAAAAAAATTAATAATAAGTAATAATAAGTAAAAAAAAATGAAGTGGACTACCACTAGTCCCGCGTTTAAGCGCGAAATCAACACGTTCAAAAGTTTCAAATGTACGTACTCCACACCAGAAGTCCAAGTGTACGACGTCAACCCAGGGGAAAACAAGTACGTTATCAAAAAGATTCGTAAAAATTCTCCTAGTAAAATGACAGAGTTCTTGCGCGAGATTGACTACGGAAGTAATACTCGCGGGTTACGCAAAGGGGTGCACGTGCGGATTCACGCCTACTGGATCCACCCCGAACTCACGTCCGGCGTGTACGTCATGGACCACGCCTCTTTCGGTGCGGTGGACGTCAAACAGACCATGACTGCAAAAAAGTACATGCAAAAGTATAATTTCGACCCTGTGGCGTTCACGACCAAGTTTCGTAACGCTTTACAAAGTTTTTACCGCGTGTTCCAAGGATTCCATGGTGACTTGCACGCTTCGAACGTCATGGTCAATTTGGGGTTTGGTCAAGATAGTAAAGTCAAGAGCGTCGTGATTATCGACTATGCAAACATAACCCCTTTTGTTAAAACAAAAAATTCTCAAAAATTAAAAAACGTCGTCCAAAATACGTTCAAAGCGCTTCCCGAATATTTCAAGTACGCAGAGTATCCCGAAAAGTCCGGTATCCAGGTCAAATGGAGCCGAACAGGCGACGTTCCCGTGCGTTCGAACGTCAACATGCTCCACAAACTCCGCGAATGGAAACCGCTCCGTGTTGCGTTTTCTAAAAAAAAAGGACCCGGGTTTTAAAAAGGACCCGGGTTTTAAAGGAAAAAAAAAGGGTTTCTCACGTGTGTTTTTCAAAGGACGGGTCTAAAAAGTTGCTTCAAAATCTTGCGTGTATCCGAGGCCGAATAGTCCGGTGGATCCCCCAACACGGGTTTCATACCCCTCTCATAATCCTCCAGCGTTCCGTACTCTATACGAGACTCCATGAGTCGTCCAAATTGAAACATCAATGTATTCCTCCTTGCGGGGTCCATACCCGGAAGGATCTTTGCGAGTTTGTTCCTGTAATTGGGATCTTTGGACAAGTCATACGCGGTGCGAGACAACATGTAACTATCACTTGTAAAATAGTCATCTAAAACACCTCTACCGCCACGCGGGCTTTTCCCATCACCACCACGACCACCACCAGCACCACCACCACCACCAGCACCACCGCCAGGGTTGATAGCACCACCACCGCCAGGGTTGTTCCCACCCCCACCACCAGGACGGTTGTTGTTATTGTTGATACCGCCGCCACCAGGACCGTTATTGCCCCGCACTTCGCGATACAACAGAAGCAAATGCTTCCGTCGCACTTTACTTTTCAACAGTACCAGTCGTCTACGTTGGTCGTCGGTACCAAACACTTTGATGTACGCATAAAGGTCGGTATGACACATATCCTCTTCCGGTTGTTCGACAAACCGTTGAGAACGAAACAACGAACAACTCGTGGTTTTTTTGGGAACCGTGATACCCGTAAAGTTTTTTCGTGGCTTGATAATAACAACAGGTGCGCGGTTCATTTTTTAGAAAAACCGTTCGATTTAATTAATAAAAAAAAAATTAAGAAAAAAAAGGTTATTCCATAAACAGATACCCATTGAAACGCGAAACTTCAAACGTGCCGTTTTCGAAACGCACGACGGGCATTTTCATGTGGTACACTTTCTTGAGTGATTGAAAACACTCGTTCGTGTACTCGACCAAAGCGTCCAGTTCGTGTTTCAAAGGTGTCGCTTGGCTGGCGGTCGTACACTGGTACATCAGGCGGTGGAAAATGTCGTTGGACGCATCGACGAAAAAGTGTAACACTTGGACGCGCCGGGCGTTGACCCGTGTTTCTTTGTGTCGTTTGTAAAGCACAGTCCCCAAATGTTTTTCCGTAATGTCTTTTTTGAGAAATTTCAAACGCAAGTCCAAATGGAGGTCCGTGTCATCTTGGCCGCGATTTGCCGCGCCGCCGCCGCGAAAGTGTTGTTCAATCTCAAAGAAACGGACGTGTGAATTCAAACGAAAGTGCTCGGTAAAGTACCCGTAGTCCTCGCTCGTGCCGAACAAAACCCCACAGTGTGTTAACAAATGTACATGGACCGGGCGACAGTTGTTATTATTTTCGAGATTACCGCCATTATTGTTCCGCGCCGCCCACTCGAAATAGTGGGGGTTGTGGATACGGTCTTCGGCGGACTCGACTTCACCTGTGCGCCACGAGAACCCTGTGCGGCATTGCGTACACCACATCTGGTCACACCCTTCAATCTTGTGGATTCGCACGGCGCATTTGGGACACGGTTTGGTGTTTTGTCGAATTTCACGCGCGGTTGCCAAAAAGTTTGGTTCGCATTTTTCCCCCAAATGTTCCGGTTGATGACACTTGTCGCAACATTTTGACGCACACGTCCCACACGCGTACCCGTCGTCCATCACAAACCCGGGACAGTCTTTATTTTCTTGGGGACACGGAAACACGTGTTGCGCGGGCTTCCTTTTTTTGTTGTTTTCTTCGTTTCCAGGACTTGTTGTTTTTAACTGTTCCGGAATGTACTCTGTGTACGTCATGCGTTTGTGAAAATTCCACTCGTCGAGGTGTTGGGACAACCGGTTAACTTCCCGACGCGTCGTTCGAATCTCGCGGTGGATATCGCGTACTTGTGCGTAAGGCCCGTCTTCTGGCCAACTAAAACGACCCGTTTCTTCTTCTTTTACCATCTCGTCCCGTAACTCTTGTATCTCGCGTTCTAACTCGTCCTGTAACTCAACCAATTTCCGCACACCTCGTTGGATACGCGGACGCACGACGTGGTCCATTGCGTGGTCGTACTGTAGGTAATACTGCGTTTCCGGTAGTTTGGTACGTTCCTGGTCAACCAAAAGTTTTTCCACGCGCTTCTTGTGTGTTACCACAACCGACCGTGAGACACCTGCAACAAACTCTGTGTCCCACAAATGGTTACATTGCATACACGTGATGTCTAAAAGTCCTGCTTTGCTCGGGGCTTGTTTTACGCACGCGACACACACGTTCAAACGACACGAAGGACACGTGATTTGTTTGCGCGTCGACCGGTTGAATGGGAACACACAAATCTCACAGTCCATTTTTTGTTAGTTTAACGTATTGAATTTCTTTAAGTTGTTTTTTTTTAATATGTTGTGTATTAGAAAGATGTTCCCCAAACTTACCGTCAAGTTCAAAGACTCCTCGAATCGCGAAACCCGTGGGGCTGACAACGTACGCGTTTCCGTCAAACAGAGTGATGTCAACGCCGACCCCGTGAAAATCAAAATCAAAAGCCCTGTTTCTTCTTGAAAAGTTTTTTAAAAAGTTTTTTCGTTTTTTCTTATTGCCGTTTTGTTTTTTTCTAGTTTATTCAGGTAGGCAATAACAAAAAGTGAACCTTTTTTTTTGTAAATGTTTTTTTTTCGGGGTGACCCCATGGTCTCGGGTAAATAGGTCGTTAGCAATGACAGAAATAAGTATCGTTTTCGAAAGTCGCGTCGTCTCGGGTTCGGGTAACGAGTCGTTCGAAACCACCGGTGTTTAATCGTTTAAAACGGTTCGATCGTCGTGTTTTGTGTACGGAAATCATCTTGTCCAGCTTTACACACCCACCTGATCATCTACCATTTTTGCATGGTACGCGCGTGTTGAAGACGATTCATTAAACTCGGATTGAACTTTTTTTTTGTTTTTAAATAGCGTAAAAATTAAAGGATAATTGATATGGCTTGTTTATAAAGAAGGAACCGTACCAGCTGCCGGTAATGCGGTGAATTCTTGAATAATCAAATTACGAATTGAACCGGTAAAAAAACGTGAGAATTGCGCTGGATCTGGATCTCCTTTGTAAGTAACGCCCTCCGCCATTTCGGCCCCTACTATGAACGGAATATTCTCACTACCGGATGGGATATTATTGGTCATTGTACGATGTATGTAACTATTACCAGAACTACTAATGTATAACGCGGCGCTTTGTGTTGTATTATCGTACACAGCATGTGCATAAACCCACTCCGTATCATCACCGTCAGGTAGCGGAAAAGAGTTTCTGGATTCTTCACTTGATATACTACTTTTGTACATGTTTAACTCTAATCTATTAGCCTGTATCTGAGTACCAAATGTGTACCAACGACCACGACTAACCATACCAACGTCAACTGTGCTAGTTCTACTAATTTGCTTAAACTCGAACGAAATGTCGTACGACCGCAAATCTAAAGTCGTGTCGTTGTTCATTAAAATATACGAATCAGCAGTGCCATCGAAAACCATTTCTCCATTAGGACCCATGGTAACTCCGGTGCCAATAGTGAGATCGATTGGGTTCGTAAGTCGATGTTTATAACCAACCACGTCTTGGTAATTCCTCCAATTCAAAATACCTGGAAGAGTCTCATACAAAATACCAATACCGGTATTCACCGCCGTTTCGTTGATTCCGTCTACGGTTAGGAAGTACACGTCGACGCCTGCCGCGCCCGTGACGTCGGCCGTATTTGTCGTGACGGTGTCGTCAACGATTCCGTTGGAAAACACTTTTGTCAGAACCCCCGTAAAGCGCTCGTCGCCGCGGCCGGAATGGTTAGTACTTTCGCCGCCTGAACCGACGTTGTCTAATTGAACAATCGCGGAACCGGTTAAAGTAGGGTCGCTCAGTTTCGGCAACACAAATGCGCGGACTTCTTCTTGGGTAAACACGTCCGTGACGCCGGCGACTTTCACAAACGCCAAACCGAACACTTTGGACCCTTTGACGTTTGTGTTGACGATCGTGTCCACTCGAATTAATAGACTTGTCATTTGTTTATTTTAACACCAGAAAAAATATTTTTTGTGTATTTTATCATATCCATTGTGTTTTCGTGTGTGTAATACCCCCCCGCGGTAACGATTTTTCATGAGGATTCGTTTTTCCGACCACGATGTGTGTTTTTTTTTGCGAAAACTCGTCACTACCAGCTAAAACCCGCTGTTGTATCCGCTGTTGGATTGACCCCATCCGTAAATAAATGTGCGAGATCTGTTATTTTTTTAAATGAATTTATGCTTTGTCCGCACGAACCCAGATTTGATGGTAAGTGTTTTTGGAAGAGTTGCTTGTGTGGTTGTCAACATCCCATCTAGTACCATCTTGACTAATACCCCAATATCTTTGACTAGAAATATAAAACGGATAGTTTGTCATTGCTGCGTTACCTACACCAGTATACAGAGTCACACTACCGGTTGGTAAAAACGCAGAATGGTTATTCAATAAAGTGAAATCAGTTCCTTCGGTTAAATTCACACCACCTTGTTGTGGTTGGTCACCATACCTAAAATCTTTTAGGAACTCGAATTTACCAGTTTTAAAGTGCATTATTCTTGGATGATCGTTCGTTTTACCCACAAACCTTACTTCTACTCCATTATCGTTTCCACTTAAACTGTCCAATGCGATACACGTTTTGTTAAATAGGTCAATACCAGCATGACCCCACGAACTAGGATCAGATGTGCTTCCGTTCTGAATACTTGCGTTTATATCGAACGTATTGAAATCGAGACTTCCGTTTTCAGGCAATACAGGCAAACCTTTTGTGGTGTTGCGTACGTTCAACGCAGGAGTAGTCCCCCCTTTATGCACATAATTCAACACAAGCACCCAAGGCGTTTTCGTGGAACGAGCGTTTGTGTCTTCGTCCAAAGTGATTTGGTAAAGTGGGTTGATCGCGGAAGGTGAATATTCGTTTCCGTCAATGGTAAACGTAAACGGCGGCGGCGGCGGCGCGAACATATCATTCTCTTCCTGAATCGCCGACCTTCCGCTGATAGTAGTAGTTCCCAAAGTGCGCGCCCACGCGTACAAGTACCCCGTGTTGACTGTGTAAAGGTCCACCAAGTCGCCGTTCGTGTCAAAAGCCTTGTTCACTTTGAAACCAGTCCGAGTGTTTACGGCGATGGTTGTCCCCGCAGGCACGAACAAAACTGGGCTCAAACGGGTTTCGGTGGAATAGACTTCGTTCTTAAAGTCACCGATACTTCCGGTAAGTTTTTCGTTCTTTAGGTCGCGCGTGAAGATTGCGGCATAAACTTCGGCGTTTTCGACACTTGAAGCGGTTACGGAGTCCAACCCGAACGAAACCGTGTGGTTATTTTGAACGGAATTGTCCAACGTCACGCTATGCACCACACCGACCCTGGCGATACTCGTGTCGAGTACCGCGTCCAAATCGAGTAAAGCCGGGTACTCGTACAAGTTGGTCGTACCGTTGGTATCTTTTGCCGCCATGTACACGCGGTAACTGTTACCAGACACCACGAGTTCGTTCGCTTCTGCGTTCGCAGTCTGCGTGAACGCTTGGGTAATCACCACCGAGTACGCCGGGACGTTGTACAGGTCGTCTTCTAGGAGGTCCGGGTCGAAATCGTTGTGTTCACCGAAAGGCGTCTTGTGACTGCCGCCGGCGACGCCGCCAGTAAACTCTATAAAACTTTCCAAGTGCGCGTTCACAAAAGTCAAAACGTCCGCGGAAGTTTGGCTGATATCTTTCATCGCAAAAATCATATACTTGTCGACGTTGTGGGTCGCACTAAACACGCTCGCGGCTTCGACAGTCAGTGTCCGTTCCGTTGGGTCCGCCGAAACCACGGTCAAACGCGGGACCGGGTCCGTGTTCGGGCCGTCAAAACCGTTAGCTGCAAAAATCACTTGACCGACGTCGCCGGTGGATGCGTTCACACCCCACGCGTACGCGTACGCCGCGCGAACGCTTTTGAAATCGACCAAATCACCACTCAAGTCCATTACTTTAGGGAACGCGTTAGCTAGCGAAAAGCCGGTCACGGAGGATGTCACACCGGACGCTAGAGTCACGCGCGCCGCGTTGTTTAGTTTGGGCGCGTTCAGTGCGTTGGTTATCGGGTACGTCGTCGCCAGTGCATAAAACGTTCCGGAAGTAACACTTGCCGGCACAATCAAGTCGACCGTCACTACGTCCGCCGTGTCGTCCGTGGCGTTGTACACAATCCCGAAATTTTCTACGGAAGGAATAGCCCCACCAAAGGCGACCAAAGACTCGCTTTGGGTCATCGTAAAAGACCCACCGTTCAAAACGGCAATCGCGACTATTTTGTACTCGACGCCGTGTGCGATCGCCGGCGTGATCCCCGAGTTGGACAAGTCCGTGTACGCCGCGGTCATTGTAAAGTCCACCACGTTACCCACGTTTCCGTCCGTCACAGGGAACGGCGTGAAAAGTAAATTGTTGTCCACGAAAAACCCGTAAAAAAGCTCGGCGGGGTACGCCGTCGCAATCTCGTCGGCGGGGAAAAGACCCAAGTAGTACCCGTCCGCGTCGTCGAAAATAGTCAACGACCCTGAAAACACCGACCCGTTTTCGAGTTGAACGGCGTTGTGAATCGCGGGGTACGGCGTGGCGTCTGCCGCAATCGACCCGGAATAAACTAAGGACTGTTCGACACCTCGCTCAAGCCACACGTACACGTGTACCTCGTTCACAAAGTTGGGGTCTACTTGTTCCAGTCTTGTTCTAACTTTGTTAATCGTCAAACCAGTCACAGTCACGCCGCTAGAACCGGAAATCACCGTTTTGGGGCTTGCACCAACGAGCGCGTTAACGCCAGTGGAATGCGTTGGGTTGGCGTACGTGAACGCAACCGCTCTGAGTGTTCCGGGGTCGGTGTTGCCGCCAGCATTGTCAAGCCCGTTGGCGGTCACGTCAAAAGTCACTTGGTTGTTGACGCGATCAAACACCAAGTTTGTAATCTCAGTCACACCCGGCAAGTTGATTGCATACATGACTGGACCCGTGAGTTCTTCCACTTCTACTTCTCCTGCGGTCGAGTTCTTCGCCAACAAGTACACGTTATACTGGTGGTTCGCCAACGCCGCGACAACGCCGCTACTACCGCCACCGCCACTTGAAGATTCGAGTGCGTAAAGTATCGTTGCCGTTTGAGTATCCGCCGCGTTTTGTGCGAGAAGTGTCGTGTACGCTTTCACAGGGCTCGGGTCTCCTGCCAAGTAGTCCGCGGTGAGTGCCGTGATTATGTCGCTGTCCGTCAAAGTGGCGGCGTAAGAAGATTCAATCACGCCGACGTAATATTCGGTAACGGCTTTGGCAAAAGCAAACACGCTGGTGTCAATCGTCAACGAGCTACCGGACACGTAGTCCACGTCGCGAATCTGGGTGTAAAATTGTTTTGTGTTGGTGTGTTTGGCAACCGCCGAAGCTACCGCGCTGTTGACTCCTCCCCCAGCTTCTTGATACACCCACGCGTACACGTACACGCGATTGACGTGTTCCAACAACACAGGACTCGAAGCAGCAGTTGTGGTTTGTGTCAGTGGAATACTGAAAAGGGCGCTCAAGTAACTCAATTGACCGGAAAGTGTGACGGTTGGAGAGTAGTAGTTCGCGCCCGCCGCAGTGACCGGGTCGGTTTGTGGGTTTGTGAAAACACCGACACGCACTTGACCGGGTCCGCGCGCTTGACCGGACATAAAACGCAACGACTTTTTATCCGCCGAGAACATCGGGCTGAACGCGCCGTGGATACCGGTCACGTCGCTCGGAACCGTAAACTCTTTGACGAACGCTTTGTACCCAGTGTCCGTGCTGACCGCCACAAGGACCACGGTCACCGTTTGGCCGGGACGAACACCGTCAGTCAACGACGCGTCGGTCGCGGACGTGTACTTGTAAAGAATATTCAGTTTTGTCGCGTTGGTGTAAATATCATCCGAACTTTGGTCGATATCTTCGGTGATTTTATCAACCGTCATAAAAGGCGAATAGTCAAAACTTGCTCCGAGCGTTGTAACTGCAGAGTCGAACGCCATCAAGTAAAACTTGTCCACTTTGGACCCACCGGACTCGACCACGGTGAGTCCACCTACGGGGACCACCAGCTTGTTCGTGTCTTGGTACTCGACCAAAGTCACGTGTGGGTACAGCTGGTCTGCGGGAGTTAGTGCGTTTGTCACAAACACAGACGTCTTGTTACCCGCGTTTTCGATCCACCCGTACACGTACACGTTGCGTGTGGAAATCGCGGCGTAGACTTCACCGGCGATATCAATCACTTTGTCGAGAATCACGCTAGACCCCGCCGAGAAAGACACGAGACCCGCTGTTGAGAAGGTACTCAAAGACGTACTCACCACAGCCTCGGCCGCGGCTGTGTACGCCGCGTTTTTATTGGGTAAAAGGTACGTGTACGCCACCAACTTGAGTGTTTCGTTCGCGGGGTCCAACACGTTCAAAGTGATACCAGTCAGTTCCACGTTGCCGTCAGTAGCTTCAAACCCGGCTGTGATTTCGCGAATCCCTGCTGCGTTGGGTTCCAACAAAGGACCGTGGTACACGCCGTGTGTGCTCGTGACGACGTTGACGTAGTACACTTGATCGGACACCAAGTCAATCGAATCATCTACGGAAGAAGGAACAACGATTACCGGAATACCGGTAGCCCCGTTGTTGACGATAGATCCCATACCTGAGTGAACCGCACAGTGCGCGAACAACGCGGTGTACGCCGCGTCCGCGGGAATTACCACGGTCGTGTAACCGGTGGCCGCGTCCGGCGTGAAATTGTACGGGGACACATCGTCTTCGTAGTCAAAATTGAGCGGGTGGCTGGTTTTTGCTAACCGGTTGTCGAAAATGTACGTGTGTCCCTTCAAAAACTCGGACACGTCCGGGGAGAACACGTACTTGCCAGATTCCACTCGCACGGTAATCTCGTGGGTCAGAACAGCCGCGTTGTACGCACCCGTAAAACTGTGTGTGGCCGCCGCACAAACTCGAAGTTCGTTGGGTTGCAAAGGGTTCGCGGGGCTCAAGTCGGTAATGCGCGTCACACCGCGGTTCGTTTCCGGGTTCGCCAGAATACCGGTTATCGGGTCCGACGTCAAGTACCCGTGCGTGGTCAAAACCACAAACGCGTCGGTCAGTGCACTGGCCCCTTTGTTGAAAAGGACGTCGACGTTTGCGTCCAGAGCGGTGTACTCCATGGACACGTCGCCGAACGTCACAAACAAGTCTTCGGTTTCGTTGCGAGACACGACGTCAGGGGAAACGGCTAAACGTCGGAACAGGTAACTTTCGTCTTCGGTGGTGACTAGAGCGTACACGTACACGCGCGAAACTTGTGAGACCGGGTACCCTTCCAAAGTCGTGGACAAACTGAAACTATCCATTGCATTGGTGGTTTCGTGGTACAGTCCAGAACCAACACCAGCGCCAGCGAGGAACGTAACCAGGTCGGTGACAGTCTTGTTGTCGTGAACCGACAAAACCACTTGGACTTTCGTTGCGGTCGCGTCGAGAATCAGCGGGTGTGCGTTCAAGTTGACTACACCGGAGACTTTTTGGGCGTCCAAAACAACAGCAGTTAGAGTCGCGGAAGGGTCTTCGGTGTCGGTGGTCAACGTTTGGGAAGTACCGGTCAGGGTCGGGTCTTCCAAGTTGGAGTACATGACTGCGTCCACGGAAGTTTTGGTGGCGTCGGACGTGACAAACTGAGCGTACACGTCGTACTCTTTGGAAAGGTCTAAAGAACCAGCAAACGTAAACGTGTGGTCAAACACACGCAACACTTCACCTGCAGCCAACACGGTCGAGGTCAAAGTCACACCGAGTCCGGAATCAACGCTCGTTCCGTGCGGCACCGCCACGGCTACAAACTGGGTAGGCACACTGAAAGCGCTAAACCCACGGACGTCCACGTTCACTTCGTTTCCGTTGGTACGTACCTGTTTCACACTCGCGTGGGCTTTTTCGTTGGCCGAGTTGATCACAAGAACACTCGTTTCTACGCCGTAATGGTTGGACCCAATCCCGTCGAGTTGGCTAATACCAGCAGGCCCGACGTCTTTCAGAATCACGTACACTTGGCCCGCGTTCACGTCGTCGATGTCGTACACTATGGAATTCGCCGCGTTCACGTGGTCGAGCACTCCGACCACTTTTGTGATTTGGGTTTGGATGTTTACAAAAGGAACGGACGTGGTTCCGAATAGTGCGACATCACTTCCTGCCGCCGAAAGCCGCTGGTCGGCGTACCAATGCGCCTCTTCGTCGGTGACGCTCGGGTCCGAAAACCCTACGACGGCGTAGTGCATGATGTTACCACCAAGACTCAAAGTACTCGAGATGTTCGCAGTCAGTGTGTTTTCCGGGTCGCTGTCGGTAAAAGCAATCACTTGGTTGAGAAGAAGGTCCTCCACAGACACAATCGAGTACCCGTTATGACGCCCCGCGGACTCGACCGAAACCAGTCCTAAATCGTTCTCCGCGGCAACGTACACGGTATAGTCTACGAAAGCGTGGGGAATCGTACCTGCTGTAGCTGTACCACCTAGATTATCGTACACACTAGTCATGGTTCCGGAAACGGGAACGGTGTTGTTGTCCACGTTGGCGGGAATGTGGGGTCCGAGCTGTGTCCACGAGGTTTGTTTGTTGGTCTCGAAGAAAGACTTGACGTCCGCAATAGAAAGACCGTCGATATTTTGTACGGCGACTCCGTAAACGTTCGCGCCGTACGCGTCCGATACGTTCGAACTCACGTTAATTTGAAACCCCATGTTATTTTTTATAGTATATTAAAATATATATTAAATAACATTACATGTCCGAAGCTACCAACAATCATAAGATTCGCGTGAGTGCATCTGTGCGCGACAACTCTGGAGGTACCGCGTACGCCTTTGCGCTTAACCGAAACCCGTCCATTGAGGACATCACACGGAAAATCAAACAAACCAGACTCGTACCGGCTAACATGACTCTACTGGGGGCGTTTACGTCCACGGCCACAACGCTCACCGCGGAAGTGAAAGAGTTTGTGGACTGGGACACTTTGACCGGCGCTACCGTCGCCGTCCCGTCCGGGCTTGTCAGTTACAACGACACCGCCGCGATTGTCGGTCTGTACTACGTGTTCATTTACGCGGTGGACCCGTTCAAAAACAGTACCATCATGCCACACCCTCAAAACCCGATCCCCATGACCACCGAAACCATCGAGGTTACACAACAAACACTGGGATCGTTCTTGGCTGCTGGTACAGCAAACTACGCGGAACAACACAACGGCGTGGTGGACGCGACTGTCGTACTTCAAAAGCCGTTTTTCGATTTTTACGCGGGGCGAACGGATAAACTTTACGCAAACGTTTCCGTCGACCCCAAAGACTCGGTGGTCAACGACGTGTCCGTGGTGGCATTTTCTTCCGCACAAACTCCCGGTTTGTCGCCAGACTCTTCTTGGCCAGCGTTCGCGACCCAAAAGAAGGTTATTTACAGTAACAGTGATCTCCCCATTTTCGGGGTTGAGAAAACCGGCTTGGCTGAAGTGTCTATTGACAATTTTTTCACAGACACGACCGACTCTTCCGCTACCGGCACTTCTTTTACCCAGTATTTCATTGATACCGGGTACGGTGCACAGCTTTTTTACGTGTACGTCACAATGCGCGACATTGGGTTTGACAAATGGATCGTGAAAGAGTACGTCGTGTCTGTGGGTGACTCCCCCATTCTGACGGGTTCCACCGCGGAAATTGTTGTTGTTTAAACTTTTCGTTGTGTTCAAATCGAATTTTAAAATGTATAATAAAAAGTATAAATACAAATGGTATACCCCCGAGTGAAACACGTTTCTTTCGAATCAGGTGTTGGATTACAAGTGGATGTGAGTGTGTACAGTAGTTTGGGGAACGTGACCGAATTGTACGTCGGAGCTTTCGCGCCCAGTCTTCTTGGAAATTCTCCTCCCACCGCCGCAGATTTCCAAGCTTTTGTGATTGCTAACCCAAGTTACTTTACGAACGTGTTGACTGCTGCAACAAACGTGCTTAGGTACGACCAAAAAGTGGTGTCGGCGTTGACCCTTTCTCAGCGATACACCACGGGCACGTTGGCGACCGGTGATATCGGTACGCTGGTGACCATTGCTAACGCAGCGACCCCGTGCGCCGTGTGCGTGTTTGCCGTGGACGACTCTGGCGCCATCGGTTTAGACTTGGCCGCCGTGTTTGAAGCCCCGACGGTCGTTGCTAGTTCGTTTGTTGTGTTTGATACGGTTTACATCAAACCGGGGACCGTTTCGGGTGACATTGTCGGTCAAAGCTCTGGCATAAACAACCTTGTGGCGACGTTCGAGTACAATGCCGGACCCAAATTTTTCCACGCGTTTGCGGTCGATTCCGTTTTAGACAAAAACCCTCTGACGATTCTAGGCGACTCTAGTTTGTCGTCTGCCGTCGTGTCCTTGAACTTGTCGGCGTCTCTTACCAGCGGGTCGTCTACCATCACCGTGACTAGTTTGATTAATACCACTACCAAAGAGATTGAACAAATCCCGGACAGTGGCGTGTACGTGTACATCATCGGGTCCAACCGGACGACCGGTAGTGCTACCGCTTTGAGCGGCAAGTACGACTACCAGTACGCCCAAGTGTTCCCCGTGTCCCGTGTGGTCGCCGGTTCCGTGACCAACGTGATCCAATACGCCACAACCAACGAGTGGACTTTGGACGCACAAGTCACTTACCTCGCAGGTAAAAAACAGTCTTTGTACGGTCCAACCCAAGGTTTGAGCGTGTACGGCGTATTCGACACCGACGCCGTTTCTTTCGAGCGCGTCGGTCTAGGTGGTGTGTCGTGGGTGTCCACTATCAAAACCCCTCAATGGGTCGCCGGCGATTACAAGATCCAAGGTCCAGGGACCGCACTGGCGGTTTCTGAATCGGGTCAAGGGTCCAAATTCGCCACGCTCAAAGGCGCCGGTATGACCAACGTAATCAAGTTCTCCACCGACTGGACGTTTGCGTACTGGGTCAAACACATTGGGGCAACCGGAACCGGGTCCAATGAAAGCCCCAATTTCGGCGGTTTGAGTGTTCAAGCGGGACAGGTTCACGTCCGCGTCCAACGTCAGAGCGCGACGCAGTTCAGAGTGTTTTCGCCCACTCTGGGGGCTAGCGTTTCACACACGCTCGCGACCGGACTCACCACGAGTATGTGGAACCACGTCGCGGTCACGTGGACCGCGGGTACCAAGACTTTGAACTACCTGGTGAACAACGTTTTGGCGGCTACGCACGTCAACACCGACGTCACACGCACGACGTTTGGTGCCGAGTTTTCGCTCGCTATTGCGGAGGCTATTACAGGTACCCAAACGGGCGTGTACTTTGACGACCTCCGGGTTTACAACCGCGTACTGACTTCGGGCGAGTTCCTTGCGTTGAATGACATTCAAAACTATTTCCACACGTTCGGGACTGTTCTTCCGGTCGAATCGAGGGACGCTTTGGTGACCGCCATGAAAAGTGCGAGGGTGACCGAGACCGAGACTTCTGCGACGGGGTACTCCAGCGTAAACACGACATTCAGAAACCAGCCGATGAAGTACGTGCTTGACAAAACCGGTACCAAGTTCCCCGCGACCACAGTCAATTACGTCCACGCCCACGCGATCGCGTCCGGGGCGACCCAAAACCCCGAACTGTTTGACGCTGACAAATTGGGAGTCGTTTCGGTGTTGAAACCAGCGTCCAATGAAATCCCTCATTTGACAATCCCAAACAGTTACTGGTCGCGCTTTTACAAACAATCGTACGCCGACGGTGCCGCTTTTTCTAGCGTGGCAAACATCGACTCGGTGTACGCCCCGATCGCGTTCACTACAGACGTGGACCTGACGAATGTGAAAGACTTTTTCACGGCACACCGCACCGTTTTAGCAAACAGCAACGCCGAACGGTACGCGGTAAAGCAACTAGAAGAAACCGTCTTGACCCACGCGTACGCGAACGTCGACGACCCCACGGATACCATGGTGATTACCGAAGGCGGGGAGTACCAAGTCGTGATTGTGGGGAAAGACGTCGACGGAAACGTCGGGGTTGGGCTGTTGGAAACGGGACCATCAACCACATTCAACAAGACACTTGTGTACGGTACAAACCAACATGGTGCCCTTGGTGTTGATTCGTTAGCGCCGGGTTCAACGACTGTTACTCCGGTGTTGACTTTGTCGGATCAATTGAGCAATTTGCCTTCAGGCCAAAAAATAAGTGCTATTTATACGAGCACTGATAATTTTTTTAACATATTTGAAACCATTGATATATCGGGTAACAAATCGTATTATTGTATGGGGTACAGTCAGTCTATTTTGTCATATATTACAGCCTCCGTACCTGGAGGTACGACCATAGTCAGTGTATTGACCTACTGTACTTATTTGACCGAGTTTGTGAATACAATACGAGCGAATGGGGATGACGTAAAAGCGCTGTGTGTTGGTAGGAGAAATATATTCATACATACTACCCAAGGCAAAGTGTATGGTATTGGACTAAATGGTTATAAACAATTAGCTAATGGAAATAATCAAATTACTCAAACCATTTTTGTGGAATGTTCGGATATTGCTACCGAAAAAACAAACAACAATGCGGAAGTACTATTTGTGTTAACCAGTCATATGAATGTTATGGTCATTTTTAAAAACAAAACAACTGGAAAACAATATGCAAAAGGTTGGGGGTACAATGCATGGGGTACTTTATGGGCAAATAGTGGTTCATCGTTGTGGTATGTTGATTGCACATATTTCAACAGTTATGTAGCTGATAACACGTACGAAGCGATTGACGCGTACTCCCCGAACTTTACAGGACAAACCGTGATTCAATTCAAAAAAGTTGCTGACGGAACAACCGAGTATCGGTATAGCGGTCTCTCAGGAATCCACGCGGGTAGTTCAAATGGTAGTACTAATCAACTAAACCAACCGTGCGATTTGATAAACGACTGGATAACAGCCAATCCTTCGGACGAGTTTGTGTGTTCGTATCACAACGGGTCGGCTTCGTACGGTACGAATATGTTTATACGCCACAATACCGACGATGGTAGCAAACGATTTTTTGCAGTGGGTTTGACTCTCGGAACACCCGGCGCGACTTACAATAGCGTAATCGAATTGACCCATTTGAATTACACGCCAGGAGATGCTAAATATACCATTGATGGCGTCACGTACGACCCCGTTTATTTTTGGCCTGGGGCCACAGGTTATTTCATAGGTTTGTCGTTACCTCCTGCAAGTTTCCCCGCCATTTCCACCTTGAACACGACCATCACCGCCGCGGCATTCAACGCTTTATCCGACAAAAAGCTCCAACTTTCTGGCCAAGTCGTTGCGTCAACCACTGAAGGTGCAACGACCATTTTCAAAGCTTTTGCCACCACACAACAAGGCTTGACCCCGGACCAAGTGCGTGACTTGATTAACGACCCGGTGAACGCCGCCGCGGTGTACAACGAAAGCGACTTTTCCACGATTGTCACGGTCCCCAAAGTCATGGATATTACCGGCGCGGTGTACGACAGTTCCGCCGTGAATTACGCGCACGTGTACTTGTACGGCACGGACGGCGTCAATGAAAAGCACGACGCTTTGAGTTACGCGGTACTTGATGACAACATTGGCGTATTCACAAACAAATTTATGAACCAGATCCCTCTAGCAGAAGCGCCAGCAAACCAGTTTCATTATATGATACCAGCACACCTCGGTTACTCTCTCACAGTGCTTGAAGTGGGTAGTTTCATAACTAACGACTCCACCACGTGGTTGTTTACGACACCGACAGTTGCTGGGGGGACGCTACCGCTTGTTTTTGACTTGTCAAACAACTACACGCAAATTTCGTTTTATGTAGGTATTGGTGAAGATGATATAATTGGGGGTATGCAACAACAAGCAAACAGTAACGGGGTTACAATAACCGTCCAGGTATCGAACGATAATAAAGCAACATGGACACACATGCAAGGCAAACTCAATGATACCGGTTCGTTGGTTGATATCAACAATCTTTTGATTTCGCCTGCAAGCACGGCGTATTTGCGCGTGAACAACTTTGATCTGACTGGAATGACGCACATGCAAATTTCCACTGGTACCAATGGAAGTGGTCAAAGCGACCAGGTATACTTTGTGAATACGAGCGTGACCCAGTACACGCCGCCCAACCCCATGCCGCATACAAACATATCAAACGCTTACTGGTCGCGCTTTTACAAACAAGCGTACGCCGACGGGACCGCGTTTTCGAGCGTGGCAAACATTGACTCGGTGTACGCCCCGATCGCGTTCACGGCGGACGTAGACCTAACGAGTGACCCGGCCAACGTCGCAGCCTTTGTCGCGGCGCACAGTACCGTTGTATCGAATGATCCGATTGAACGGTACGCGGTGGGTACCACTGGCGAAGAGACCGTCTTGACCCACGCGTACGCGAATATCGAGGACCCTACGGTCACGGTACCCATTTTGGAAAACTGGGTGTACCAATTGGTGGTCGCGGCGCAAGACTCCGCCGGAAACGTTGGGGTTGGGACGAGTTATAAAGTACCGTTTGTTAACTATGGATTTGGTTCTCGAAATTTGAGTACGAGCTACAAGAACTTTACCTCATATAACGAATCGTCGTACATTACGTTATCTGACAACTATGTTGGAAACCATGCTAGGGGTCCATCGCCGAGAATAGAAATATGGCGACTTGACGGAAGTAGCTCCATTTCTCAGACCATTTCATCGATATCAGGCAATGGTGCATTGGTTATGAATGATAATATTTTATTCTATGCCAATAATTCTAGACTCCATATGTATTATAGAGATTCCACTAAATCAGAGGGTTCGCAGTGGACGTTATCGAGTCAGTCGTATGTGACCTCTTCAGGAACCCTAGATTATGGGTACAATGGCGGTGTATATGAGAATACCTTTGTTTTTGCAGGAACGGGTCCGAAATTGTATATCATATCAGTGACTAACAACGGTCTAGTAAGCACGAACCCACCCACGTTTGAGGTGACCGAATTCGCGGACCCTAGCTACCTAAACTATACTTCTTATCAATCAGCTAGAATACATAAAGATACGATAGTCTTTTCAATTGGAGCAAGTGACAGAACGTTGAATTCAACAGGTATTCTTAGGTTAAAAAATAATTCTTGGTATTTAGAACATAAATACCCAGGGCTTTACGGTTCGTCTGTTGACATTTACGAAAACACGATGGTAGTCGCTCCTTGGACGTCGAACAATTCGCAGTATCCTACAAGTTCATCCGTTTACGAGAGACTCAACGGTACATGGAGTTCACAACCTACGGCAGTCTTAACGTTTCCAAGCGGGTCTGGGTTTGGAGTACACGGGTTGTCCATTTATGCAAACAATATTGTTCTAGGAGCATTAGATACCAGTAGATTTGCTTTGTTGTTTTCCAAAGACAGTAACGGTGTTTGGAATAACAGCGCGATCCAATTAGCTTACCCAAAAAATGATTCTCCATGGGTTGTGAAAATTAATAAAAACATTGTCGCGCTGGGTAGAACGGCGAGTATCATGGTTTACAAAACGGACCAGCCTACGTTTGAAACGTATGAGATAACGTCATTATCCGCCATTTCCACCTTGAACACGACAATCACCACCGCCGCGTTTAACAAAACGCTCCAGATGACGAGTGAAGTCGTTGCGTCAAACACTAAAGGTGCTAATACGACTTTCAAAGCTTTTGCCACCACACAACAAGGCTTGACCCCGGACCAAGTGCGTGACTTGATTAACGACCCGGTGAACGCCGCCGCGGTGTACAACGAAAGCGACTTTACTGCGGGAACAGCAGTAACGGTCCCCAAAGTCCTTGCGGATAACGGCAATGTTTACGACAGTTCCGCCGTGAATTACGCGCACGTGTACTTGTACGGCACGGACGGCGTCAATGCAAAGAACGACGCTTTGAGTTACGCGAGCATTGTCGCCGGGGACAACTTGCCTCATGTAGACATCACCAACGTTTCTTCGGCCGTAACGTCAGGCGTTTTGACAGTCACAGGCACGGTCTTTTCCAGTGTCGCGAACGTTACAGGCGGCGTGCGCGCGGCGGTGTTTGACCCGGCTTCGTTTGACTTGGCAGGCGCGGACCAATCTGCGCTCGCGAGCTTTGTGAACGCGAACGGAACGGACTTGTCCTTGACGACTGTCGTTTACGCCGTGGGAAGTTTCACGGACTTTTCTTTGAGTACGTACTTTTCAAACATCGACGTTGGTTACACGACCGGGTCGTTGGTGGACGGAAACATGTACAGGGTTGTGGTTGCCGCTGCAGACGCCACTGGGAACGTTGGGGTTGGGGTGGATGTCCCACCGTTCGGTACCTCTCTCATTAATTACGCGTCGTTAAGTCGCGCCACACTAGACTCTATCGGATCTGGGTGGACACAAATCAAGTATTTGCCCGGTACTTCGACCACATGGTTCCCTGGGACCGACAACTTGGAAGGGTTCCCTGGAACCGAATTTTTGTTTACCACCGGCGATTTCTCGCGTTGGCTCGTTTGCGACCAGTTCCAAGTGAATGGGGAGGAATATTCTAACGCTCTGCGTACCATTACAAGATCGTCTATTAGTGCAAGTCCGTACCAAGCGAGGTGGTATCATCGTAGTGTTCGTGATGCTCCTCATGATCCTTATATTAGTCTAGAAGACTATTCGGTGTCTCAGACAAACGGTACTATGATGTATATTGAAAACAGTATCCGCACTGCTTTAAATAGCATCCACCCCACAGGCATGTACGTGTTTGTACGGTAAAACACTTTTTTCACACAGACCGCTAACAAAAAAAATTAAAAAATCTTAAATCTTCCACCATACTCTAACATTAAGTCCACCCCTCCCTCAACACATATATGTCCCGGGGGGTCCAAAAAAAAACAATAACAACAAAAAAACATATTCCAATTTTTCGAAAATAAAACAAAAAATTAAATAATTGTTTTCGAAAAACCAATAGAACTCGTAGTAAAAGGTAAAGAATAACAATGCTTACTCGTTCAGTGGGCGAAAGATTGTATTGGCGCGTGCGTTTGTTCGAGCAACCGCCATCCAGTACTCGACGTGATTCTGCGAAACATCCAGTACGAAAAACGAAACCGAACACGAAAACGACACTGAAGGTTTTTGGCCCATCAACGGGATATCGCTTCTTTTGGTGTTCAAGACTCCTCTCTTGTGGTGGGCGTCATCTGCGGTGTGTGTCGAAGACGTGGGTCGATGTAACATGCGGTTTCGCAAACGCATGTTTGTCGCACAAATCCCGCACATATTTCGGTTCATGGGACGCACTGGCCGAAAACAAGGAACATATATGTGGGGGGGCCCTGTTTTTTCGGCAAACATGTCCCACCTACATTCGAAAACCTATATCGAGTTCGTAAAACAACACTTACCTGTATTTCGATCCTGTATTTCGCACGCGAGTCGCCGCGTACTAAAAAATAAATTTCGTGATCAATACTTAAATGAACAAGTTACTGTTTGCACTCCTTTATTTGATTATTGATATATGTTGGATAACACTGATGGCTGGACGGTTTTACAAGACCCGAATCGAAACTATACAGAAAGAAGCTATGCAGTTCAAAATCGTACCAGCCATGTTGGCGTATCTCTTGTTACTATTCACAATTTTTTACATATGTTTTCCGTTGGCGGAATACTACAAAGACAAGTACCATCCGTCTGTTGTGTTTGGTTGTGTTGGGTTGAGTGTGTACGGTGTGTACAATTTCACGAACGGTGCTGTATTGACCAACCATAATTGGGACTACATGTTGGTGGATACTTTGTGGGGAGTGTCGTGTTTCTCCTTTTTGGGTTGGGTATATCATAAACAATTTAATTCACTTTAAGCTTGTCCGGGATTTAATATAAAATAGAATGGTTAATTACGAAACGATCAAATGTCATGCTTGTTCGAAATCCCTTGACGTGGGAACCGCGATTTATATGAGATTTGATAAACCGTATTGCAAACCAAACTGTGGGAAACCGCAAACAATAACCACATTGGAACGACTAATATATTGGCAAAAGCACACTTGGAAATTATACTTGTAAACTATTTTAGTACAACGACAAAAAATGGTCATACAGCTTGAGTCCGTCACGATACATTGTGAAATATTTAATATGGTATTCTTCACTACATGCGATTTCCTTGAGTTCGCGAACGATCGTTTCTTTATACTCTTTGAACATATCGCGCGTCATCCACGACACGTTCTCGTGGTAAAATCGGTGCAACATCGCGTCGACAAATTTTGTCCACGTCGCTTGGTCCGTGAGGATCGGTGGGAAATTGAACGGGCTGACGATGTTGCCTTCGACAGTCAAACCACGGTCCGTCCGGTTATGTAAACATTCTGTCATGTGGTTTGGTTTTTTGGGAACGTCCATTGACAAAGCCAGGTTCGCGTCGCCAAACGCTTCCTCGATTTTTTGTTTCATTTGCGCCAACAGTTTGGGAATAGCCGTTTCGGTTCCTTCCCCGACCCACGAGTCCCCGTGCCTGAACTCGATCATATTGGACTTTTTGGTCCGCTTACGGACCGTGTGGTTCTCTTCGTGGTCCGCGTTGAAATAAAAGAGGTCCAGCATGGACGCAAAACTTTTCACAACTTCCCGGTACCGTTCGTCCACAGCATGTTTGTCACGGAGGTACCGGACGTCCTCGTTCCCAAAGACAATCACTTGTTGGTAATTATTTGTAGTTTCGTAAAAATTGTAAATGTTGGTAATATTGTTTGTAGTATTAACAACAGGGTCAGCTGGTGATTTGGTGGTATCGTTTCTCGCTTTACATGTTTTACGATGATTACACTTGGACTGTGCGTTGGCAAACGTTTTATGACAAAATTCACAAGTATTGGCCGGTACTTTTTTACACGTAATCAAATGGCGTTTTCGCTTGAACCTACCCATACAACTATGACAAAGTTTACATTCAAATTTTGAATCTCCTAAATCCACAAAACGAACCTCCAGTTTGTCGTCGTCGTCGTTTTTATTACCAATCGCTTTTTTATAAACATCGAGAATATTGCAAGGAATTTTTCTTTGATTATGCCGGTTCAAATTGCTTTTACAGTCCGTAGTGTACGAACACAAAGAACAATAATGTATCATCTGTTATTTTACTTAACAAAATGTTACTTACTTAAATTGTTTTTTTTAAATAGGGACGTACTAACGACAACCGGGTCAGTTATGTGTATTACAAGAGAGCGAATAATGATAATCGGGTCAGTTATGTGTATTACAAGAAAGAGAATAGTGATGTTTAGTTTATTCCTTTTTTAAAAATATTTTTATTAATTGCTTTGGAACAGTATGGAGTTCGAAATACTCATAGTTAGTCGATGACTAATGGGGGGGGGGAGGCTTTTTCAGGAGATAGGTTTCAAGAGTGTTCCATATTATTCAGATATTCTAAAAAGTTTTTTCATTGAATGAATGTTTTTAAAATATTAAAATATCGACTTTACGAGAACAGTGTGGTAATTTTATAAGTGCTTTCTCGTAAATTGTTGCTTATTTTCTCGATTGTTGCGTATTTTCTCGATTGTTGCGTATTTTCTCGATTGTTGCGTTATATTATATTATATTACATTGTTATATTATATTTAATTCATTCTCAGTAGTATTTTCTTATATGATTTCAATAATAAATAAAATGGTTTTTTTTTTGAGAATAATAAATTTTTATTTGTAACAAACGAATTACCCGGTAGTTTTACGACAATTTGGTCAGTTATGTGTATTACAAGAAAGTGAATAATGATAATCGGGTCAGTTATGTGTATTACAAGAAAGTGAATAATGATAATCGGGTCAGTTATGTGTATTACAAGAAAGCGAATAATGATAATCGGGTCAGTTATGTGTATTACAAGAAAGCGAATAGTGATGTTTAGTGTATTCCTTTTTTAAAATATTTTTATTAATTGCTTTGGAACAGTATGGAGTTCGAAATACTCATAGTTAGTCGATGACTAAAGGGGGGGGGGTCGTTTTTTTTCAGGAAATATGTAGATTTCAAGAGTGTTCGTAATTGTTGCGTATTTTCCCATGTAAATTGTTGCTTATTTTCCCATACAAGTAGGAAATTGTTGCATATTTTTGGAACCCTTGCGCCTACCGATTCAAAGTTTCGAGAATGATATATTTTGTTTGATTTGGGTTGGTGATATTAAATGTTGGTGATATTATTACTGCTTGTATTATTACTGCTTGTATTATTACTGCTTGTATTATTACTGCTTGTATTACTGCTTGGATTGCTGCTTGTAACATCAGGATCAGTGGGTGACTTGTTGGTAGCATTATCGTTTCTCGCTTTACATGTTTTACGATGATTGCACTTGGACTGTGCGTTGGCAAACGTTTTATGACAAAATTCACAAGTATTGGCCGGTACTTTTTTACACGTAATCAAATGGCGTTTTATACCAGATATCGACAGCTCTTTTTTACATCCATTACATTTAACCACATTGTTATCTAAAATAGTATAAGGTGATTCAGGGGGTTCTATTTTACACTGAATTTTTCTATTTTGATGGCGTACCAAATTGCATTTGACATGCGTATTGTAGTTACATCGATCACAGGTAAATTCGAACAATTTGTTAGGACTACAGGTTCTTTTCATTTCATTAGGATCTTCACTTTCTTCCTCATGTTGTGTTTCATTAGGATCTTTCTTCTTTTCTTCTCTTTCTTCTTCATTTTGTGTACAAATTTCATATAAACTTTTTTTCATTTTTGAAATGTCTCCTTCAAAGTATTCACGACCTAAATCTTTCTTACAAGTAAACTGCTTTGTAAAAACTGAGATTATTTCATTCTCTGATATAACAGAATCCTTCACATTTATATGTATGATCAATACACTTCCCTTAGAATACTGATTAAATCTTGTAAGTAAAGGCTGTTGAGTTCTTCCTATTTTATATATAGGTTGTTTATTATTAACAAATTCTCTCGTTTGTAACATATAAATTGCATGATTATTCATTTTAGATTTTTCAGTGTCGGGTCTTGGGTTTGGGTTTGACTTTATTTTATATTCAATTTTCTTTAAGTTGATTTCGGTTAGTAAATACGACAATCGGGTCAGTTATGTGTATTACAAGAAAGCAAATAACGATAATCGGGTCAGTTATGTGTATTACAAGAAAGCGAATAGTGATGTTTAGTGTATTCCTTTTTTAAAATATTTTTTAAAAATTGCTTTGGAACAGTATGGAGTTCGAAATACTTATAGTTAGTCGATGACTAATGGACTAGAGGGGGGGTCGTTTTTTCAAGAGATTTCAAGAGTGTTCGTAAATTGTTGCGTATTTTCCCATGTTTTACAGAATCCTTCACATTTATATGTATGATCAATAAACTTGTAAGTAAAGGCTGTTGAGTTTCTTCCTATTTTAGATTGTTTATTATTAACAAATTTTAACATATAAATTTTATATTTTTCAATGGGTTTGGGTTTGACTTCATTTTATATATTCAATTTTCTTTAAAGTTTTTTTCGGTTAGTAAATACGACAATCGGGTCAGTTATGTGTATTACAAGAGAGCGAATAACGATAATCGGGTCAGTTATGTGTATTACAAGAGAGCGAATAACGATAATCGGGTCAGTTATGTGTATTACAAGAAAGAGAATAGTGATGTTTAGTGTATTCCTTTTTTAAAATATTTTTTAAAAATTGCTTTGGAACAGTATGGAGTTCGAAATACTCATAGTTAGTCTATGACTAATGGACTAGAGGGGGGGGTCGTTTTTTCAAGAGATTTCAAGAGTGTTCGTAAATTGTTGCGTATTTTCTTGAAAAATTTAATTTACCGATTCACAAACCAAAGTTTCGAGAATGACATGTTTTGTTTGATTTGATTTTCAGTCAGTGGCCCGCGCACTGACTTGTAGTACAAAAGATCTTTGAGATATTTTGATTCGGTAATAATATGGAACTTGGGTAAGATTTGACACATTCGACGGATGATTTTCGGGAGCGCGGTGTCGATCGATTCAGGATTCCAACAATCGTTAACTCGAAATTCGACAATCCCATCTTTTTTGTCAAGTTTTCGGATATTTTGGTTTCGTTCGTGGTCTTTGTTGAAAAACACCAAGTCCAACAGATCGTTGACCGTTAGTTCGTCAAGTTTGATACCGTTCAAAAACGCAACGTCCTCGTGACCAAACCCGCGGCAACTTTTTGCGTTCTTGGTAAAATTCACGCTCAGAACTTTGTTGAAAACGTCTCGCATATCGTCGACGTCGCCTTCGAAATATCCACCGGGTCCACAGATCACGGGTTTGAAGTGTTGGTGGAAAGCTTGAACCAAAGCGCGTTCTACTTCCTGTGGGTTGGGGACGAGACCCACCACACAAATAATACGCGATTGTGCCGGGTACATTTTTTGAAGACATGCGAGCGTGTCGTGTTTGGTTGTGTGTCCGATCTTGTACCAACACTGCGGAACGGGTTGAATCAAGTATACGAGTCCCATTTTATTCTTGGTGTTACACTCGAACCCTCTTTAAGTGAAATTTTGTTTTCGTTGAAACATGGTAACGAAAACAGAATTAATTTTTGTGAACAGTTTATTTATGTTAAAAAGTTAAAAAGTTACCAAGACCATAAAATTTTGTGAAAGTAAGAAGAAGAAGGAGGTACGCTTAATGGTGGTGGTAACTTTTGTTGGTGTAAAATAGGTGTTTCGTTGCAATCTATTTGTTCATTTTTTGATTCGACAGTAGGTGTTCCGTGGATGGTTTTACATTTTCCATACATCGTGTAATATAGTGTTTGAGCTGTCATCATATCCATCTGTGTTTATTATCTTTATGATAACATTTTTTAAAATAGTCAAGTCAGTCAAACCAATCAAAAGGATGAGTAATATTTCCAGCGAGGTAAGTAATATTTCCAGCGAGGTAAGTAATATTTCCGGCAAGGTGAGTAGTTCTGTCGGCAAAAAGAGTAATTTTCCCGGCAAAGAGAGTAGTAGTTTCGGACCAACGTTCCGTCTTCCGATTACAATATATGATAATTACCATTACCAGTAGTGTTGTAATCACATCTCGAACAGATAAATACTTCACAATAATAAGAAATGATTTAGTCAAGTCAATCAGTCAAAGTCGGTCGAAAAAAAAAAGGGGGGGCACTATAGTCTGCCAGGATTCTGAATGGGAAATCAACTTAAAGAAAATTGAATATAAAATGAAGTCAAACTCAAACCAAAGACCAAAACTGAAAATCGACTTTTATACTCTAAAATGAATCATGCAATTTATATGTTACAAACGAGAGAATTTGTGAACAATAAACAACCTATCTACAAAATAGGAAGAACTCAACAACCTTTACTTAAAAGATTTAATCAGTATTCTAAGGGAAGTGTATTGATCATACATATAAATGTGAAGGATTCTGTAATATCAGAGAAAGAGATAATATCGGTTTTTACAAAGCAGTTTACGTGTAAGAAAGATTTAGGTCGTGAATACTTTGAAGGAGACATTTCAAAAATGAAAAAAAGTTTGTTTGAAATTTGTTGTCGTGAAGATGAAACACCAGACGAGAATGTTCAGGGATGTAAATCGTCTATCATTCCGGAGTGTGCTGATACACACACCAGCGACTACCTGGGAGATGAGGATGTCGTCAAGACTTTTGTCGACACATTGTGTACACGCACGGCTAACAAGAAGGATCGGGTTTCTAGTAAAAAATTGTTTGAAGCGTTCCAGTCTAGCGAATTCTATCGGCCCATTATCTCCAAGAACAATTTTCCGGCCCACTTATTCAGAATCAATTTACAGAAAATGCGAATCTCAGGCGTCTGGTACTGGACCCATCTACGATTAAACCCTCCAGTAGAGGAGTGTGCTGATACACACACCAGCGACTACCTGGGAGATGAGGATGTCGTCAAGACTTTTGTAGACACATTGTGTACACGCACGGCTAACAAGAAGGATCGGGTTTCTAGCAAAAAATTGTTTGAAGCGTTCCAGTCTAGCGAATTCTATCGGCCCATTATCTCCAAGAACAATTTTCCGACCCACTTATTCAGAATCAATTTACAGAAAATGCGAATCTCAGGCGTCTGGTACTGGACCCATCTACGATTAAACCCTCCAGTAGAGGAGTGTGCTGATACACACACCAGCGACTACCTGGGAGATGAGGGTGTCGTCAAGACTTTTGTCGACACATTGTGTACACGCACGGTTAACAAGAAGGATCGGGTTTCTAGCAAGGATTTGTTTGAAGCGTTCCAGTCTAGCGAATTCTATCGGCCCATTATCTCCAAGAACAATTTTCAGGCCCACTTATTTAGAATCAATTTACAGAACATCCAAATCTCGGGCGTCTGGTACTGGACCCATCTACAATTACCCCCCCCAGACCCATTTTATATTGGTGCATCTCAACCGTCGGATGAGATAGAATTAAGTGGTTATGAAAATGAATACGAAAGTGAAGAAGAAAGTCAATACGAAAATGAAGAAGAACGTGAAGATCTTAGTGAAGCCTGTCACTGGGGCTGTAGAAGCAGTTATGCACTTGAACAACTCTATCGGGTATCGGTGTGTTGACTTCGGTTTAAGAAATTCATGGACGGTATTTCGTCAAACACTACACTCGAAATTTTCATGAAAAGAACTTGTCCTAACTAGGTTCCGTTCACCACACGATACACACGAACTGTAACAGATTTATTTCCTGTTCATAATCTTTTTTCAATTCGGACTGGATGGCTTGTAGACGATCGTCGTTGTTATCTTTTTTATTTTTTCTAGTCGAGGGACTCCATGTTGTTATTTTCTGAATCGGTCTCAATTATAACGGGTTCTTCAACCGATTCTTCTTCTTCTTCCGCGCCACTACAACTCCCAACCAGACCGGCATGCATCATGTTGAAGACCCGTTTGGTAAACAACACGGGGTCCTCTTGCGTGTACCCGGACGCAATCATCGCGGTGTCGTACATCAGGCGTATAGTGTCTTTGACCACGCGCTCACTCAAATTGTTATTGAGAACCGCGTCGTGGATCGTCTTGACAAGCCGGTTATTCGGATTGATCTCGAGGATTTTCTTTTGTGCTTGAAACGACGACCCTTTTTGTGCCAAGGCTTGTGCTTTGAGGATACGCTCCATGTTCGCGCTCCATCCGTACTCGGTCGACACAAGGACACAAGGGACGTCGTCAGACAAACGCACAGACACAACCACTTTTTCCACGTGTTCATTGAGCGTGTCCTGAAACGCTTTACACACGGCGTTGTGTTCTTCGGTGTTGTCCACGAAATCTTTACTGGACTTGGAAACGTTGACCAGTTTCTTGCCGTTGAACTCACGCACGCGTTGTAAAACGTACTCGTCGATAGGGTCAACCATGAAAAGTACACGCTCGTGTTTGTGTAAAAACGGCGAGTGTTCCAACGCTTTCCGGCTTTCGCCAGTGATGTAATAAATAATTTGGTTTCCTGTTTCTGCTTCGGTGTTTCCTAAAAAGTACTCCTCGAACGAGATCCGTTTGCCGGCTTCGAGGTGACTACACTCAAAACGTAAGAGTTTGACGAGCTTGTCGCGGTTGGCGTCGTCCTCGTGTACCCCTAGCTTGAGACTCTGATGGAACTGTTCGTAAAAAGCATCGTACGTTTCGGGTTCCATGTTCTGGAACATATCGATACACTTTTTGACGAGATTTTTCTTGATCACGTTCATGACCCGGTTCTGCTGAAGCATCTCGCGTGACACGTTGAGAGGCAGGTCGTTACTGTCCACAACACCCGTCACAAACCCGAGCCATTCGGGCAGAAGCATGTCCTCGGTCTTTTCCGAAATCAGGACGCGGTTGACGTACAATTTCATTTTGGACTTTTTGGTGTCGTTTTTCCCAAACATATCGAACGGCGCGCGTTTGGGAACGTACATGACCGTTTTGTACTCAACCTGTCCCTCCGCACTGAAATGCTTGACGTCCGCGTACGTGTCATTGTCACCCGAAATAGACTTGTAAAACGCTTCGTGTTCCTCTTTGGAGACTTCGTCGGGTTTGCGTAGCCAAATAGGCTTTTGCGTGTTCAAGTGCGTCCATTCAAGCACGGTTTCTTCGTAAACCACCGGTGGTTCTACTGCTGAAGTAGGTTTTTCTTCTTCTGGAGTTTTTTCTTCTTCTTCTTCTGAAGTTTCATTTTCCACCAGTTTCTTTGTCACCGTCTGCAAGTATATAGGGTGTTGGATAAACTCGGAGTGTGCGCGCACGATACTGCGTAGTTTCTCTTCTTCAAAGTATTCGTGACAAGTATCCTTCACAAACAAAACAACTTTTACACCACCACCACCACATTCTTCTTCTTCTGTGATGGTGAACGACCCACTGGCTTGAGATTCCCAACAGTGGTTTCCGGAAAACACTTGGACTTTGTCCGCGACCAAGTACGCGGAGTAAAACCCCACACCAAACTGACCGATGAGATCTTCAGCAGCAGCAGCACCGTCACCAGCAGTGGTACTTCTATTAGCACTAAACTGTTTGGTACCAGAGTTGGCAATCGTACCCAAGTATTGAATCATCTCGTCGCGTGTGAGACCAATACCGTTGTCTTCGACCGTGAGTGTTTTAGCTTCTTTGTTCGCAGACACGCGAATATGGTACTCTTTAGTATCGGCGTTTTTGTTTTCAGTCAACTCTTTGTGACGCGCTTTGTCGATAGCATCGGACGAGTTGCTAATAAGTTCACGTAAGAAAATGTCTTTGTTGGAATAAAACGCATTGACAATGAGGGACATCAGCTGGTTAATCTCGGCTTGGAAAGCGAACGTTTCGGAAGTAGTAGTTGTAGTAGACATTATTCATATTGAAACAACTCTAATCTTTAAATTGTTTTAGTTAAAAAAAATGAATCTTTTTAAAATTGACTTTGTAAATATGGTCTAGCTTGCAAAGGCAGGCGTTGGCGTACTTGGAAATCTCGTCGAATTCGGCCAAGTAGCTCTTGCGGATCTTTTCTGTGTTTTCGTTCTCACGCAAGAGTCGGTGGAACACGTCGGAGCACAGAGTCACCACGAGACCGTACACATGGTTGGTGTGTTGTTGGACGATCCGCTGGTTGTGTCTGCGAAGAAGGGTCTTTTCGAACTTGGCGTCTGTGATTTTGTGCTGAAGCCACTTTAAACGGACATCGAGGTTGGTTCGGAAATCGATGTCGATGTCGATGATTTCCACGGCTCTGTAATGAACGCACTGCTGATGGTTCCAAGTAACCACTCGGATAAAATTGTTTGTGGGGACTGTGCCTTGGTTAAACACGACACCCAAGTGCCGAATGATGTGCTGAGCGTCGGGGAGCCCTTCGCAGTTGTTGCGCCCCGCTTCTTGTTGAAGATTTTGTTGACGTGCCCACTCGTAAAAGTGCGGGTTGTGGATGGTTTGTCCGACAATTTCTTTTCCGGACTTCCAAGAAAAGGGCGTGTTGCAGTTCGTGCACCACATCTGGTCACACCCTTCGATTTTGTGGATCCGCGAAGCGCATTTGGGACACGGTTTGGTCGTTGCGAGGATCAGTTCCGCGGACTGTACGTGTTCCTCGTCACACGTGTGAACGACGTGGTCTTCTTCTTCTCCTTCTTCCGTTTGGAGGCACCTGTGACACACTTTCACGCCACAAACACCGCACTGATGGTTCCGGCGCGTGACAAAGCCTCGACACTCGTTCGCGGGACACGGACACATGACGTGGGACTCTTTTTCAATTTCCCTGGTTTCTCCAAATTCCCCGGTTCCGAATTCCTTGACGTACAAAGGTTCGGGGATGATGTCCTTGAACATGATGGACAGGTACATCCCGTTGCGCCATCGGGAAATGCGGACTCGAATGTCTGACGCGTGGTTTTCGGCGAGGCGTATTTCCTCTTTGATATCGTTTTTGAACTTTCTATCGTTGGGTTTGTTATTCCCGGCGGTGATTCCGTGGGTGGCGAGGCGGACTACCAGATTGTTCGTTTTGTGAATTGCGTTCAAGTACTCCTCCACCTTGACCGTTTCCACTGCGCGACCGTACTCGACGTACATCTGTGTCTCCGGCATGAACGAGACCTCTTCATCACGGAGGCGCTTCTGGGTACTCTGTGACAAACGCTTGACGATGGTGTGCGAGACGTTTTCGCGGACGTGTTGATCTTCCCAAGGTTGTTTGCAGCTCATACACGAAATTTCAAACATACCGGACTGGTTGGTTTGGTGGGTTTCGAAACAGGTCGCGCACACTTGAAAGTCACACTTGAAAGGACAAGGGACGCGCTTACGTGAAGTATTGTTGAAAGGTTCCACACACACCGCGCAGTTTGAATAGTCCATTTGATTCTTTTTGTACATCTGCGCGTTGTTGTTGTTGTGGTTGTTACTATGTAGTATCGAAGTTCTTAAAGTGTAAATTTTTCAAAGAATCACGGCGGTGTGGGGGGGGTGGGGTTCCGAGAGAAAGAAAGAGAATTTACAAATTTCATGTCCCCTTTCAAATAATAAAATAGATGTTTTTAAAATCGACTTTGTACATCTGCTCGATGTTGTAAAGGCAGGTGTTGGCGTACTTGAAAATTTCCTCAATTTCCTTCATGTAGCTTTCGCGGATCTGTTTTGTGTTTTCGTTCACACGCAAGAGTCGGTGGAACACGTCCGAGCACAAGGTCACCACGAGACCGTACACCTTATTGGTGTGTTGCTTGACGACCCGCTGGTTGTGTCTGCGAAGAAGAGTCTGTTCGAACTTGGCGTCCGTGATCTCGTTTTGGAGCCACTGGACGCGGATATCGAGGTTGGTTCGGAACTGGACGTCGAGGTCGCGGGTTATTTCCACGTCTCTCAAATGGACGCACTTTCGGTAGGTGTCGGAAATCACACGGACAAACGTGCGCGTGGGGGCCTGCGTGTGACGAAACACGACGTCCAAGTACAGAATGACGTTCTGGGCGTCGGGGAGCCCTTCGCAGTTGTTGAACCCTAAACCTTCTTCTTCTTCTTCGGCTTGCGGACGGGGATGCTGACGCATCCACTCGTAAAAGTGCGGGTTGTGGACGGTTTGTCCGACAATCTCTTTTCCAGACGTCCAAGAAAAGGGGGTGTTGCAGTTCGTGCACCACATCTGGTCACACCCTTCGATTTTGTGGATCCGCGAAGCGCATTTGGGACACGGTTTGGTCGTTGCGAGAATTAGCTCCGCGGACTTCACGTGTTCCTCGTCACACGTGTGAACGCGGTCTTCTTGGTCTTCTCCTTCTTCCGTTTGAAGGCACCTGTGACACACTTTCACGCCACAAACACCGCACTGGTGGTTCCGGTGTGTGACAAAGCCTCGACACTCGTTCGCTGGACACGGGCACATGACACTGGACTCCCTTTCTTCCCCGAGACCCAAAGCTGCAGGTTGCGTTCCAAACTCCTTGACGTACAAAGGTTCGGGGATGATGTCCTTGAACAGGCGCGACAGGTGCATCCCGTTGCGCCATCGAGAAATCTGAACCCGGATGTCCGACGCGTGGTTTTCGACGAGGCGTAGTTCTTCTTTGATGTCGTTCTTGAACTTTTTATCGTCGATTGATTTGTTCCTGACGACGATAATCCCGTGGGTGGCGAGGCTGAGTTCGACGTCGTGCTTTTTACGAATGGCGTTCAAGTATTCGTCCACTTTGATTGTTTCCACTGCGCGACCGTACTCGACGTACATCTGTGTCTCCGGCATGAAGGCGGTTTCTTCGTCTCGGAGACGTTTCTGGGTGCTCTGTGACAAACGCTTGACGAGGGTGTGTGAGACGTTTGCGCGGACGTGTTGGTCTTCCCACGGTTGTTTGCAGCTCATACAGGAAATTTGGAACATACCGGACTGGTTTGTTTGGTGGGTTTCGAAACAGGTCGCGCACACTTGAAAGTCGCACTTGAAAGGACAAGGGACTTGCTTGCGTGAAGTCTTGTTGAAAGGTTCCACGCACACCGCGCAGTTTGAGTATTCCATTTCCGAGTTTGTTTGTTGTTGGTTGTTTGTTGGGGTACTATGTAGTATCGACATTCTTTAAGTAGTTAAATTTAAGAAGTCAAGAAAGAAGGAGAATTTACAATTTTTTACTGCTAAAAGTAGATGTTTCTAAGATTGACTTTGTAAATCCGCTCGAGCTTGTCAAGGCGGGTGTTGGCGTACTTCGAAATCTCATTGAACTCGGCCAAGTAGCTCGTGCGGATCTGTTCTGTGTTTTCGTTCTCGCGCAAGAGTCGGTGGAACACGTCGGAGCACAGAGTCACCACGAGACCGTACACCTGATTGGTATGTTGATGGACGATCCGCTGGTTGTGTCTGCGAAGAAGGGTCTTTTCGAACTTGGTGTCTGTGATTTCGTTTTGCAGCCACTGGACGCGGACGTCGAGGTTGGTGCGGAACTGCGTAGTGTCAGTGTCGCGGGTTATTTCCACTTCTCCCAAATGAACACACTTTCGGTGGGTGCTGGAAACCATCCGGACGAAATTGTTTGTCGGGGCCGTGGCATCGGGAAACACAACGTCCAAGTGCTGAATGACGTGCTGCATGTCGGGGAGCCCTTCGCAGTCGGCGAGTTGTCGGGGCTGCTGCTGTTGCTGCGCGGTGTTCTGCTGGCGCGTCCACTCGTAAAAGTGCGGGTTGTGGATGGTTCGGCCGACGATTTCCTTTCCGGACTTCCAAGAAAAGGGCGTGTTGCAGTTCGTGCACCACATCTGGTCACACCCTTCGATTTTGTGGATCCGCGAAGCGCATTTGGGACACGGTTTGGTCGTTGCGAGGATCAGCTCCGCGGACTGTACGTGCTCCTCTTCACACATGTGAATGTCGTCGTCATCTTCCGTTTGGAGGCACCTGTGACACACTTTCACGCCACAAACACCGCACTGATGGTTCCGGCGCGTGACAAAGCCTCGACACTCGTTCGCGGGACACGGGCACATGACACTGGACTCCCTTTCTTCCCCGAGACCCAAAGCTGCAGGTTGCGTTCCAAACTCCTTGGCGTACAAAAGTTCGGGGATGATGTCCTTGAACAGGCGCGACAGGTGCATCCCGTTACGCCATCGAGAAATCTGGAATCGAATGTCCGACGCGTGGTTTTCGACGAGGCGCAGTTCTTCTTGGGTGTCGCTCTTGAACTTTTTATCGGCGGGTGTTTTGTTCCCGACGACGGTGATCCCGTGGGTGGCGAGGTTGAGTTCGACGTCGTTCTTTTTGCGGATTATGTTCAAGTACTCCTCCACCTTGACCGTTTCCACTGCGCGACCGTACTCGACGTACATCTGTGTCTCCGGCATGAAGGCGATCTCTTCATCACGGAGGCGTTTCTGGGTGCTCTGTGACAAACGCTTGACGAGAGTGTGTGAGACGTTTGCGCGGACGTGTTGGTCTTCCCAAGGTTGTTTGCAGCTCATACACGAAATTTCAAACATACCGGACTGGTTTGTTTGGTGGGTTTCGAAACAGGTCGCGCACACTTGAAAGTCGCAATTGAAAGGACAAGGGACTTGCTTGCGCGTATTCTTGTTGAAAGGTTCCACACACACCGCGCAGTTTGAATAGTCCATTTGATTTTCGATTGTGTGCGTGGTTGTGTGTGCGTGGATTGTGATGGTTACTCTTTAGTGTCGGCGTTATTTAAGTTCTTTAAGAGGCGCGAAGCGCGGAGAGCGCGGAGCGCGGAGAGCGCGGAGCGCGGGATATGGTGGTGGTGATGGGTACTCTTTATAGTGTCGACGTTAATTTAAGTCGTAGTAAAAATACAATAAGGCGCGGAGAGCGCGGAGCGCGGGGGTCCGCGTTTTTTTTCTCTTGTGTTGTTCGTGTTAGTTAGGTAATTAGTGGGGGGGGGGTCATTTTTAGAATGATAAATTCAAATGATAAAACGGATCTTTGTAATATTGACTTTGTAAATCCGCTCGATCTTGCAGAGACATGTGTTGGCGTAAGTAGCAATCTCTTCAAATTCGGTGATGTAGCTCGCGCGGATCTGTTCTGTGTTGTCGTTCTCACGCAAGAGTCGGTGGAACACGTCGGAGCACAGGGTCACCACGAGACCGTACACCTGGTTGGTGGATTGTTGAACGGTTCGCTTGTTGTGCCTGCGAAGAAGGGTTTTCTCAAATTGCTCGTCCGTGAGCTCGTTTTGAAGCCACTGTAAGCGGACGTCGAGGTTGGTCCGGAACTGGGTCTCGATGTCGCGGGTTTCGACTTCTCTCAGATGGACACACTTTTGATGGTTGCTGGAAACGAATCGGACGAATAGGTCGGACGAGACTGTAAAATCGTGAAACACAATGTCCAAGTGCTGACTGACGTGCTCAAACTCGGGGAGCCCTTCGCAGTTGTTGGGGCCTTCTCCTTCGGCTTGCTGACGATGCTCACGCTGTGCCGTGTTCCGCTGACGCGTCCACTCGTAAAAGTGCGGGTTGTGGATGGTTTGTCCGACGATTTCTTTTCCGGACTTCCAGGAAAAGGGTGTGTTGCAGTTCGTGCACCACATCTGGTCACACCCTTCGATTTTGTGGATTCGCGAAGCGCATTTGGGACACGGTTTGGTCGTGGCGAGAATCAGCTCTGCGGACTGTACGTGTTCCTCTTCACACATGTGAATGTCGTCGTCATCTTCCGTTTGGAGGCACCTGTGACACACTTTCACACCACACACACCACACTGGTGTTTCCGGCGCGTGACAAAACCGCGACACTCGCCCGCGGGACAAGGGCACATGACACTAGACTCTTTTTCTCCGAGACCGACCTGTTCTCCGGCTGCTTGCGTTCCAAACTCCTTGACGTACAAAGGTTCGGGCATGATGTCTTTGAACAGGGGGGACAGGTGTATCCCGTTGCGCCATCGAGCAATCTGGCCTCGAATGTCCGATGCGGCGTTTCCGGTGAGGCGTAGCTGCTCGTCGATCTTGAACTTTTTGATTTTGTTTGCGAACTTTGTGCTGTTTTTGTCCGGGTTGATTTGGTGGGTGGCGAGGTCGAGTGTGAGATCGTTCATCTTGCGAACCGTGTCCAAATATTCCTCCACTTTGACCGTTTCCACTCCACGACCGTACTCGATGTACATCTGCGTCTCCGGCATGAAGGCGATTTCTTCATCCCGGAGGCGTTTTTGGGTGCTCTGCGACAAACGCTTGACGAGGGCGTTTGAAACGTTCTCGCGGACGTGTTCCTGTTCCCAGGGTTGTTTGCAGTTCATACAGGCAAATTCAAACATACCGGACTGGTTTTTTTGGTGGGTTTCGAAACAGGTCGCACACACTTGAAAGTCGCATGACGGACAAGGGACCTGTTTACGCGAGCTCTTGTTGAAAGGCTCCACACATACAGAACAGTCCATCTTTTGTTTATTGAAGAGGGGGTTGGAGGGGTGTGGTGTTGCTTGTCTAGGTAGAGGTAGGTGTGGTGGGGTGTTTGTGTGTTGCTTGGTGGTGTTGTACTCTTTAGTGTGGACGTTCTTTAAGTGAGTAAAATTCAGAAAGAGGCGCAGAGGGGGGGGGGGGGGCGGTGCGGTGTTGCTTTTATTGCTTGTGTTGCTCGTATAGGTAGAGGGGAGGGTCCTCTCGTTTTTTCGATTTTCTTTGTGTTGCTCGTGTTAGTATGGGGTGGTGTGTTACTCTTTAAGTGTGGACGTTCTTTAAGTGAGTAAAATGCAGAAAGAGGCGTGGTGTTTAGGGTTTAGGGGTTGTGTGTGTGTTGTTAAAAATAAATGTAATTTTCCTGTTCAGAGTACACGGGGCGGTCCGCGTCGATAAACGAGAACCCTTTGTTGGTGGTGTTCGAGCTCGAGAAAGAGTACGGTTTGACGCCTTCCGGGTGGTCGGCAAAGTACTCAAACACGCGCGTGGTACCTTCGATCACTTCAGGGGTTCGGTTTCCTTCCTGAATAACGACGGTGGGAACCACTCTAAGGAAGTCGGGTAAAGTATCCGTGGTCTGGTCGATATCGAACGGTGTTAGTGCGCTCGCGTCGGGGTGTTCCTGAAAAAGCCGCGCGCAGTGAGGACACCGGGTACTATAAAACAACGTCCGGGTCGGGATCACACGTTCCATTATTCTTTGTTTACTAACACTCCCGAGTTCGTTTTTCGTTTTTCAACGCAAAAAACAGAATGGCCAGTTGCGCCAGTTGCGGCAGTTGCGGCGGAACCGATTTGATGGACGATGCGCGTAGCGGGGACACGGTATGTACGACGTGCGGTCTCGTGACGGGGCGCGAGAACTCTCTACAGGTCTCGTACGACTACTCTGGGGAAATCGCGGTATCACCAGCAGTCTCCATAACAATCGTGCGTGTGGTCCGCGCACTGGAGCTGGAACCCGCGTCGGACTGGATCGAGTTCGTGCATCAACAAGCGAATACTAATTCTTCAGCAAAGCCGCGGAGAATGACACAACGACGTGTGTGTGAGATCCTGCTTCGCGAAGACGGTCACCTGTACGAGCGCATACGCGCGCTAGGTTTCGAGAAGATCCGTCGCCCACAACAATCTTCAACAATAATAACAGCAGAAGGACAAGGACAAGGACAAGGACAAGGACAAGGACAACAGATGTTCATACGTGACGATTACGGGCATTGGATCCGTCGTTCGGGTTTGTGTGAGACCCGCGACGAAATACGCGCGTTGAACTTGGCTTGTCAACAGACTGTGGACCGCGTGCCCGAGCTACGTTTTGTGTTGCCTCCTTTGTTTGTAGTGGCGGTGTACGCCAACATGGTTAGCGCAGACAAACAGACCTTAGCATGTATCGTGTCGGACACACAGACCCATCCTCAAAGTGTAAAACGTATTATGAAAAAAATAAAGACTTAAAGAATCTAAAAGTGTGAATTAACAATAACAAACAAACAACAAAACGAGGATTATGGACTGGTCGTCTTGTTTGGGTTTTGAGACATGGAAACTCACGGACGAGACGATAAAGCAACGTCTGATGCGTCAGGTTCGGGTGTGGTGGGGGGTGGGCCCGAACACGGCGTCGTATTTTCCGGGACCTCAGCCGGTCAGTATCGAACGAAAAGACTTGAGTCGTATAAAGCGTGAGAACGACTATTGGGTCTGTGTGAAATCGGACGGTGTTCGATTTTTGTTGGTCTTTGTGCGCATAGACGACAAGGACTACAGCGTGTTAATCAACCGCAAGCAAGACATGTACTTGCTACGTATGCAAACGGTCGGGTCCGCGTTTGACGGGACGGTGTTGGACGGTGAGCTCGTCAACGACGGGCGTGAATTTGTGGTGTACGATACGACCATTGTGTGCGGTCGTTCCGTAATCAAAGAGCCTCACAGTGTGCGTTTGGAAGCCTCGATGAGTGTGGTGGATTTCACCCGCAACTCGGACGTCGACATTCGGACGAAACTCTTTTTTCCGGTTCGGGACATGAAACGGTACGTCGAACAAATCACACCGACCATCACCCACGGGATTGACGGGTACGTGTTCACGCCCGAAGACTGTCCGGTGTGTTCGGGAACCCATTTTGGGATGTTTAAATGGAAGGAGCAGTACAAGAACACGGTGGACTTCCATGTGACGCCGCGAGGAGAAATAAGCGTCTCGCGTGGGCGACATTTACACCGAGTGCCGATCCGAGTCACGTTGGGTCACGGAATTACAACTGCGGATCTCCCGGCTATTTTGGAATCGCGTTTCGTTCGACCGAACCAATGGGAGGCACTACTCTTACGCAAAGACAAGACTTATCCGAACAACGAACTGACGTACAACAAAACGTTGTTAAACATTCAAGAGAACATTCAACTAGGGGAATTGTACCCGTGAGTTCAAGAAGTAGGGGAACCTTACCCTTGAATCTCCCCGGACTTTTGTCGGATAGGTTTTCCGACAAAGGTTAGATCATCATACCTAGGATTGTTATCAAACACGTCGATACGCAAGGTGTCGCTGACATAGTCGGGCATGCTAAAGTCACCTTCGGTAATTTTTTTTTTAAAATGATTGAAAAATGCTTGATTGCTCTTGTGATGGGGTTCGACATTCTCTTTGTAAAGACGATCGTTCTCGCGTAAAGCGTACTCGAGAACCGAGTTTGGAGGACCTCGTTCTTTACGGCTGAGGCTCAGCTTTGTGGTAACGTGTCGTTGGAAATTACCAAACTGTCGTGCGGCCGTTTCGTGCAACGCGGCTGTTTCTGTGCAATTGTAAAAGCGTATCATACTTTGGTTGAGAATAGTGAGCATACCGATGAATCCTACGAAAGTCATGACGTATCTCGAGTCGAAAAAGGATTCAAACGCACCGGTCAGGGACGATACGGACACTACGGACGACAATATAATTCCAGTGAGATTCAGATGTTGGTCCCTATTCCGCCAGTAAGTTGCCGAGTTCATATGCATCCATCGTTGTCCACCCGCCTTTTCGCCCCAACGCTTGAGTAACAATTCGAGACTGCTATTTTCCCATTTCCTTAAATGCTCCAGCTTTTCCGACTCTGTGTAACTTTCCAAAGAATCTTCTTCGTCAGACCTTTCGCGATAACTGGCGAACGCGTTATTAATCATATGTATATATTGTACACACTACAAAAATGTCCGCGAACGGGTAGACTTTTTGTTAATTAATTTTGTTTGTGTGTGTGTGTGTGTGTGGAACGCGTTTATTTAAGTATTAGACTTTTAATATATTGTAATTACAAAATGTCCGCGGGAGATATTCTTACTGACGCGGCGTTCACGAATGTCGAAATCACTGGAAATCTAATTTTTCGAGACCGTACTTTCATAGACAAGGACATGAACATCAACGCCAAAACTGTGCGTTGCGACTACATCGAGTGTCGTAATATCCATATCCTAGACGCGGTCGTGAACGATCCGTTGAATTTTTTGAATAATAACAATAATAATACCACCACTACCACCACCACCACGACCCGTGAATTTCCGAAAATAACAGATCCTCTTTCAACAAACGAGGCGCCCGGCAAAGACGCGGCGTGTCTAGGTGGTACGTACAACGAAGCGCTCGGCGATCGGTCGGTAACCGTGGGTGGAAGTGAGAACCAAGCGGCGGGGGACAGTGCAATCGCAATGGGTTCCGCGGCGTTCGCGACACACGCTCACACGCTCGTATGGAACACCGACCCGGATCAACCTTTGGAAACTACCGCGGACAAGCAGTGTATGCTAGCGAGCAGCGGGGGGTTGTTTTTTAAATTACCGTTGTCCAGTGACGTAAAGACACACCAAGTACCCGAAGGGTTTGCGTGTTGGTGTTGGGACGCGGAACTCCGAACGGTAGCTTTGAAAACGAAACAACAGAATGTGTTTTACAAGACCCGTTTGGAGACGCTCGAGCACGAGATTGCGGTGCGTATCTCTGACAACCAAGACGAAAATAATGGTGATATTCGTTTAGTCATTCAAAACCCGGACGACACTTGAAGAAGAACACACACACACAAAAAAAAAGAAAAACATTACAATTTCAAAACCCGGACGACACTTGAAGAACACACAAAGAACATATCGGCACGTAGTCAAAGAGTTCACATTCGAGTCCGCGTAAAAGAGACACCGGGTCGTTTTCGGAACACACGAGGTGATTCGTGAACCGATGTTGGCATTGTCCGCACAAACGCTGTTTTTTACTATGTTTGGTATCGAATACGTACTTGAGTTTGGGGGTGTGTTTGTCAAAGAAACGAAACAAGCTAGTGTTGAGGTACAAGGTTTGTTTCGCGCGTGTCATGGCGACGTACAACGTGTTGTGAGCGTCTTCGGAAGACCCGTTAAAGTCGTCGTGTAGACGCACGTGGTCGTACTCGGACCCTTTGGACTGATGCGCGGTCGTGATGAATACCGCGTCGTGCGTGCGGTAAAACGCTTTGGCTTGGATCCAATGGTCTACAATCGCATCACCGTACGTCTCCAAAAGGATCACTCGATTCTTCCATTTCGTGTTTTGTATCGCTTGGTGGTGTTCGTACAAGTTTTGTAACGTGTCGAAAGACCCAATCTTTTGTACGGTGATGCGGTCGCGGAAATCTCCTTCACCTTGACCTTGACCGATAGCACGGAGCCATAGGAGCTCCTGCGCGTATTGAATCTCTTTGTCGAAATTAACCACTTTTCCCAAAATACACACGTAATGGTCTTGCTGAGTGAGCTCGAACATGAGTTTTAATACATTGATGTTGAATCGACACAACGTGACCATGTTCGGAAAGTACACGTCGTTGACTTCGAGTTTCGTGTCGTGTCTGCTTTTTGTGGACGAAAACCCTTTGTGTTCGTTGTATTTTTTCTGTAGAAACGTGTTTGTGAATTGCATGAGGTCGTACCCAAAACGAAAGGATATCGACAAGTAATGGAACCGTTTTTTTTCTTGGGTGCTGTGATTCTGGATGTACTCAAACGGGTTTCCGACATGCCTGAACCCGTAAATCTTTTGGTACACATCCCCGACGAAGAGCCGTGTGGCGTGTGTTTGTCGGAGCACGATATCGAGGATACAATCGGTACAATCTTGTACTTCGTCCAACATGATGACGTCGTATTCGTGCAACGTGGGACGAGACATCTGGAACAATTTGAGGTACGCGTCGTGCGCCACTTTAATGTTTTCACTTTCGAACATACGGGCCCACAAGGTTTGTGTTTGTTCGTTCTCTGCCGACGGTTCCAATGTGTCCGAGCTACAGTATCGCCCAAACTCGTTGAGCACAAGGCGGGTCTTTTCGTTCACGGATGCCATGCCGAGCAACTCTTTCACATGTTTCAGGCTGAGATTCCCTACGTTGGTCACGGGGACGTGCTGTAGCGCCAACGCGTGAATGGTCGTTACGTGAACGTTCGGAAGGGACTCGAAACGTTTTTTGCTCTCGTCCGCGAGCAGTTTGTTGTACGCGAGGTACAATATTTTTCGTTCGGTCCATCGTTGGGCGTAATGAAACAGGGTGGTGGTTTTGCCGGTACCCGCGTACGCTTGGACCATCACGATTCCACCGTCGGGTTCGGTGTTTACGACCCGTCGTTGTTCGCTAGTGACCCTGTCGTGTTTTGAACTGTTGTTGCGTTTGAACCGTTTGACGAGCTGCGATCGAACGACGGACTGAAAAGGGTCCTTGAAACGTTGAGTCCAGTATTCGATGTCTTCGTCCTTGTCGAGCGAACGCTGGTACCGGAAGATACGACTCGGGTTTATTGTGGGTGTTATTCCGACAGGAACTAACGGCGAATTTAACGCATTCATTAAAGGTCCGCGCACGCGATCCGCCACACGTTTGCCTTCCTTGCTCACACACTTGAACCGCGCCAAGTCCGCACATGAGAGCTCGTTCAGTATCTTGTCAGTCATTTCGTAAGGTAAATTTTGAAGCAACATCTTTTTTTTTACTTTAATTACAAGTAATTACAATACTAAGCGTAACATTTCCTTAAATAAAATGCGTGTTACCAGTAGAGTCTACGATATATTCAATCAGATCGTCGTCGTTAAGCATCAAACATCTTACATGGATGTCAAATAACACACTCAAAGAATTCAATGCGTTATGAGAATACCGTTCGTCCAACGCCAACTCGATCAACTTTCGTTCAATCATCCGATCAAACGATTGAAGCGTCAGACTTTCTTTGTACCACATATTGTTTATCAAGAATTCAAACAGTTTGTCGAGAACGCGACGGTTATCACCTGGTGTTGAGAACACTTGGTCGACATAATCAGCCACTTCGCGAGCAAACTTTTCCACCTTTTTCGCGATTAAATCTTCGTGTTTTTCAATTAAAACGGTCCGAATCGTGTTGTGAAAGCGTGTCAGGTTCGATTTCCCACAGAGACTCAAATGGACAATGTCCGCTGGGTCCCCCACGTGTTGAAGGATACACTCCAACATGTTGGGTTCGTCCAACACTTGATTGTACAGTTCGGAATGAGCTTGGTAACGTGTCAACATTTTTAAACTTGTTTGGTTTACTTTCTTGTCTCTGTTAACTTGTCTCTCTCTTTACTCCTATATGGTGACGCTCTTTAAGTGGTTTCGTAAAAAAAACCGTCGTATGGAAGGTCACAAGTCACAAGTCACAGATTACAAGTCACAAGTCACAAGTCGCAGGTTACAAGTCACAAGTCACAGGTTACAGAGGAAAGGAAGTTTTTGGGTCGCGAGCTTTTTATTAATCATAGATTCCAGAATTATCTATATATTCAACCAGGTCGTCGCCGTCAAGCATCAGGCATCTTTCATTGCCGTGGTACCTCAAACATCTTTCATGGATATCAAATAGCACACTCAACGATTCAAGTGCGTTACGAGAATACCGTTCGTCCAAAGCAAACTCGGTCAACTTTCGTTCGACGATTCGATCAAACGAGTGAAGAAATATCAAACCCTCTTTGTACCACATGTGATTGTCTTTCAGAAAATCAAACAGTTTGTCGATAGCGCGACTTGCCGTGAGCGTGTGGGTTGCTGAGAAAAACTGGTCGACATGAACAGCCACTTCGCGAGCAAACTTTTCCACCTTTTTCCCGATTAAATCTTCGTGTTTTTCAACTAAAACGGTCCGAATCGTGTTGTGAAAGCGTGTCAGGTTCGATTTCCCACAGAGACTCAAATGGACAATGTCCGCTGGGTCCCCCACGTGTTGAAGGATACACTCCAACATGTTGGGTTCGTCCAACACTTGATTGTACAGTTCGGAATGAGCTGTCGACATTTTTGTTTCTTCTTAACTTGATTGCACTTGTCTACTTGTCTTTCTCTTACTACTATATGGTGACGGTCTTTAAGTGGTTTCGGGTTTAGAAACCCGTCGCATGGAAGGTCACCGGTCACAGGTCATATGGTGGTTTCGTCGGAAGATCGTACGGTCGTGGCACACAGGTCACAGAGTAAAGGAAGTTTTCGTCGCGAGCTTTGATAATTTACCAGTAGAGTCCTAATAGATAGATATATTCAACCAGATCTTCGTCGTCGAGCATCAAACATCTTTCATAGATATCAAATAACACACTCAAAGATTTCAGTGCGTTCTGAGAATACCGTTCATCCAAAGCAAACTCGATCAACTTTCGTTCAATCAGCCGATCAAACGATTGAAGTTGCATACCCTCTTTGTACCACATATGATTGTCTTTCAGAAAATCAAACAGTTTGCCGAGAGCGTGACGGTTATCTGAGAACACTTGGTCGACACAAACAGCCACTTCACGAGCAAAGTTGTCCACCTTTTTCTCGAAATCTTCGTGTTTTTCAAGTAAAACGGTCTGAATCGTGTCGTGAAAGCGTGTCATGTTCGATGGACAGCTACTCTTCAAATGGACAATGTCCGTCGGTCCCATGTGGTGAAGGATACACTCCAACATATCGGGTTCGTCCAACACTTGATTGTACAATTCGGAATGAGCTGTCGACATTTTTGTTTCTTCTTAACTTGTTTGTCTTTTTTTAACTTGATTGCACTTGTCTACTTGTCTTTCTCTTACTCCTATATGGTGACGGTCTTTAAGTGGTTTCGTCGTTAAAAACTCCAGACAGTCGTCTCTTGTCTACTTGTCTTTCTCTTACTCCTATATGGTGACGGTCTTTAAGTGATTTAGACGGAAGGTCGTTACGGTCGTGTCACACAGGTCACAGAGGAAATGAAGTTTTGGGTCGCGGGCTACTTAGTAGAGTCCGGATGGAGTGATGAATTCAGCCAGCTCTTCATCGTTGAGCATCAAACATCTTTCACGGAATATCATTCTCAAAGATTTTAGTGCGTTATGAGAATACTCCAAATCAAACTCGGTCATCTTTCGTTCAATGATTCGATCAAACGAGTGCAGTTGCATACCCTCTTTGTACCACACATTGTTGTTTTTCAGAAAAACAAACAGTTTGCGGAGCACGGGACGGTTATCGCCTATTGTTGAGAACAGTTGGTCGATATAAACAGTCACTTCACGAACAAACTTGTCAAAATTTTTCTCGATCAAATCTTCGCGTTTTTCAAGTAAAACGGTCTGGATCGTGTTGTGAAAGCGTGTCATGTTCGATGGACAGATACTCTTCAAATGAGCAATGTCCACCGGATTCTCCATGTGGTGAAGGATACACTCCAACATGTTGGGTTCGTCCAACACTTGATTGTACAGTTCAGCTGTCGACATTTTTACTTGCTTTTTTTAACTTGCTTGTTTTTAACTTGCTCTTGTCGCTCTTACTACTATAGGGTGACGCTCTTTAAGTGGTTTCTTCGTAACCGTCGTCGTATAACGCGAGACTGCGACCCCGTCGTCGTATTTATTGTAAGTGTCCAGTGTAAATAAGTTTTCTAGTCATGTCACAGAGTAAAGGAAGTTTTCGTCGCGAGCTTTGGTAATATTTTTCAAATAAAATAAGAGTTGCCGTTGGAGTCTATGATATATTCGACCACCTCGTCGTCTTCAATCATTATACCTCTGACATGGATATTGTACAACAAACCCAAATAATGCAGCGCGTTATGAGAATAACGTTCATCCAGAGCCAATTCAACCAACCTTTGTTCGATGGTCCTATTGAACGATTGCAGATTCGTGTTTTTTTGGTACCACATATTTTCCAGCAGAAATTCAAACAGATTGTCGAGAGACTGACGGTTATCACCTGGTATTGATAACACTTGGTTGACATAAACAGTCACTTGGTGAGCAAAATTTCCCAACTTTTTCTTGATGAAATCTTCTTGTTTTTCAAGTAAAGCGATATGGATCGTGTCGTGAAAGCGTGTCATGCTCGGTTTCCGTGGACAACAGATGCTCTTCAAATGGACAATGTCCGCCGGGTCCCTCAAGTGTTGAAGGATACACGCCAACATGTTGGGTTCGTCCAACACTTGATTGTACAGTTCGCCACGAGCTTGGTAACGTGTAAACATTTTTTTAAAGCTTGTCTTTTTTAAACCCCTGACGCTCTTTAAGTGGTTTCGTAACCTTCGTTAAACAGTCGTTCCAAGTCGTGTTGTGTATACTTCATCATATTAACCCCTGTTTTCGGGGTGAGTTCGAGGACCGGTACATCGCCGTAGTCGTACGATTTCGAATCGAGAAAGATTCTAAACAGTGTTTGTATGTATCCGTGAAAAGTGGAAAAACAGGTGCCCGTAGCGGTAAGTGCCATCGCGCGATGTACGATATTTTGTGCGTGAATAAGGATTTCTACTTCTTTTTCAGGGAAGTACGTGTCGACGTACGTCCGCGTGAACGCTAACGGGAAGTTGTCCGTAACAAATCCGTCGACGTACGTTTTACCTTTGTATTGAATGTGAGGGAAGAGCAACGGCACGCAACACGATATTCGTAACGCGTCAATCACGGACATGTGTGGGTGTAAATGGCGGTGAAAGTACTCGCTACGTTGTGTATCGAGACACGTTCCAGTGACGACGAGGTCCACGTCAAAACGGGTATGTATTTCACGAAACGTCAACAATTGCCCGTCGCATTTCTCCTTGAGTAGTGTTTCGATGAAACGCGTTAAAGGTTCTTGGGACGCCGCGCCAAACCCGACGAGTTGAATGTCCGGTGTAATCAGTCCCGTGTCCGGCATCACGCGCAACAACTCAAGGGGCTCGTATCCCACCGCGAGCAACGCGCCGATAATTGCGCCGACGGATGTACCCGCAATCACGCGATACTTGTTTACTTTTTTGTGCAAGGCGCCTAAATGTAAAGCGCCAAAGACGCCCCCACCGGACAATACGAGAACATTCATTTTTGTTTATTATTTAATTTACAGACTGGCTCTTTTTATGACATCTTTTTCGCGGGTATCACGCAGCGCGTACATCCGGTCCATCACCGACTTGGCCGTGTCCTCTTTGCCGTTAAAGACTTCGGTGAGTACCGAGAGAACATTCTCTTTTTTTAGAGCGGACATGGTTTTTCGAGTAGACAAGACCAAACACTCGTTGTCGCCCAAGTCACATACGGTCTTGTCGTGGTTCTTCAGGTACTGTGATATAACGTCTGCGAGGTTCTGTTTGCGCTTGCGCTTGTCACGCAAAATCTTTTGTGCCGCAGAGAGCTCGTCCTCTATACGAACCCACTCAATCACCGCTTGTTTGAATTCATGAATATCCGATTCGACGTGTTCTTCCCGAGTCGCACTACTACAATCGCTCATTATATCAATAAACACGTATTACGCTTAAAAGCCTTTTTTAATTTTTTTTTAAAACTCTAAATTGGCCAGAACGACGTCGGTCACGGTATCTTTGACTTCAAAGACGTAATTCCCCGCGGTTACGTTTCCGGACACGTCAAACGTTACCACTGCGCCATAATAATATCCACCCGGGATTTCGCTCGAGTAGACCGTGATATTGTCACGACTTTGGTCTTTCACGTACACGCGTAAGGAACCAGAAGACTCGCCGGACAATAACGGACCTTGCATGGTGACGTTTCCTTCGACAAAAGTCAACGAAAAATCGCTCGAAGACGGGGTGGTGAACTCAATCACTGTGAAATAATCGGGACTCCCTATGTTTGCAGTGTACGCGGTACTTGGCTCCAACCCTATAATGCGTAACGTGTCCAAGTGTACATTGGTTTCGTGAATAATAGTATCGTTAGCGGATGGTGTGATTATGACCCTTACACTCGTCCCTTTTTGTAAATTTCGAAATACGATTGTCGCGTCGTTCGCTGAAACCATGGTGAAGGCCGGTTCAAACACATTCAAGCCTTCCAAAAGATCCATACGTTGTTTGAGAGTATGTATATTGTACTGGGTAGAGTGAAGGGCGGCTTCGACATTATTAAACACGACTTGTAAATTTGTGTTAATGGTTGGTAAAATTGCTTCTAAAGTCTCTACGTTCCCTCGGATGGAAGTGGAATTTTCCAAACCCGAAAGATACTCTGAAAGGTTGGTCGCACTTACTGGGACAAACAGACTGTCCAAGTTACCCAGCTCGAGTTCGATAGTTGCTACATTACCTTCCAAAGTCTCTACGTTCCCTCGGAGGTTCGTTGAACTGTCCAAGTTCAAAAGATACTGTGAAAGGTTATCCACGCTTGCCGGGGCAAACACACTGTCCAAGTTACCCAACTCGAGTTCGATAGACGCTACGTTGGTTTCCAAAGTCTCTACGTTAGCTTCCAAAGTCTCTACACTGGTTTCCAAGTTACCCAACTTGAATTCGATAGATGTTACATTAGCTTCCAAAGTCTCTACGTTAGCTTCCAAAGTCTCTACACTGGTTTCCAAGTTACCCAACTTGAATTCGATAGACGCTACATTGGCTTCCAAAGTCTCTACGTTCCCTCGGAGGTTCGTTGAAGTGTCTTCCAAGCTCAAAAGATATTCCGAAAGATTGGCTGCGTTTACTGGGGTAAATAGAATGTCCAAGTTACCCAACTCGAATTCGAT